CCTAAACCTATGCTCTTTCAAAGCACTATCTTTAATATGGTGACCACTAAACTTGTGCCCAGTGAGCTTTAACACAGCCATTTGAGCAAAGGTTTCAGGATGTTCTTCTTTGTAACGGTTGTACCAACTAACCCGCCCCTTATCCCCAGTCTTTTTAAACATTTGCAAGAGAGGATAAACCTCTCTCCCACCTGGAGAAGCGTAGCGGTAATCGCCCGGACTGTCTTGTGAGCGTGCCAAGATAAGATCAGCAACTGTTTTACCCAACTTCTTTTTCATACGCTTTGCCTTGTCATCCAAAGCAGCCTTCTTTAATTTCTTAATTTCTTTATCAGCGTCCGAAATTAGTTTGTAGAATCTGTCATTCAAGGCTCTACGGGTTTCCCACCGTGGATATCTACCATGAATTTTCTCAAACTTACGTCTAAGCTCATAAGTGTCGGTAGTATTTAGAATTTTACGAAGGTTGATCTGAAGTTGTTGTAATTCCTGAATCCTGCGGTGAGCCTCACCCTTATCAAATTTCTTACGCCGACCCATTATTGCACCTTTCCAAAAGCATCATCGGGCAAGTCACCCAACAATTTAAGTAAATCCTCAGCTTCTTTTTTGTCTTTGTCTGCTTTGGTGGGTTCCTGCTCTGGTTTCAAGCCTTTGAGCAATCCCTCTTGCACATCTTGAATGGCCTTAGCCACCCGCTTACTTAACTCTTGTTTGCTGCATAATTGCGCTTCCTCTAGGATATCTCCAACCACCGCTTCAAGGGCTTGGACAGATAGCATAGCAAACGCAATCAGCTCTAATTGAGCCAAAGGACTGTTGACAGCTTGCATGGCTTTGTTGATATCAATTTTCTTGTCTTTGGACATTTTCTTCCTCCCCCTCGTCAGGTAATTGATTAAACACCTGATTTCTTGCTTTCTTCATATCGGAATAGAGCTTACGGCCCACTCGGATAATCAGCATAGGATCATTAATCTTCTCCAAAACCTTTTCAACTTCACTACTTGTAACTCTCTTGCCTCTAGCCATCATTTACTCCTTTGATTCTTTGATCGTATCACAATCCTCTGTGGATTGCAAGTCTAAATCACTTTCCACTGTCCTCTTTAAATATAGCCCTGGCCCAGATAGACGGTTTGGAATCTGCTTTTTTACCTTTCATATATTCTGTAGTTGCATCACCAAATAAAGAGTTTAACCATCTGTGTAGACTAGCCAAATCTGATATACTAATAAGAGTATAGTCAGCGTTGTATGCTTCCCCAAGGCTTACTTTGGTTACCGGCTCCCCGCTATCGGGAGATGAGATTTTAATATAAACATTTCCCCCTTTCCACGATAACTGTTTTTCAGCTTTATTTTTTTCTTTCTGAGCTTTCGCCAAGTCTTGATTCTTGGTTTTTAGCTCTTTCACTAGACTTTCTATGCGTTTCATACCAATCTCCTAATGTACCACGCAACGTAGTGTGATAAAAAGAATTAGTAGCAGCAAAATAAAACCCATTACTTCTTATTCTCCTTCATGTAGTCAACAGCATTGAAGAATCGTATATTGATCCCGTTGTTGCGGCAGAGCTCTAAAAATTCATCCCACTCTATATAACCATCGTCACCTTCTTTGGTAGTGTACCTAAATCGGATCAAGGTTTCGCTGTTACGTTTGACACAGGAATCGCACTCCCCTTTTCGCAAGGTACGGGAAGCACACTTCTCACACTGTTTCGTAATGTCTAGAGAAAACCGATTACCCCTAAATCGTCCATACAATAAATAACCATCTATGGTCTTGGCGAATAACTGAGTGGGACATATACCACCAAAGTGGAAATGGTCTTTACTATCTGATCTTATGGTGAGGTTGATCAATTCTTTTTCTCCGAGACAGTGTAACGTCTATGGTTATTTTGGTGACCGTTAGAGCAGCACCACATCATTTTCTTTTTTCCCTTGAGAGGCACAACTAAGGTAGACACAGCCTCAGCATTACACTCAGCACATTGGTTATGAACAAACTGTTTAACTTTGGTTTGATGTTTTCTAGTCGCCATCTCTTGACCTCCCTAGAATCATGGCCGCACCACATTGACGGCAGGTTTTAGGTACATCCCTCAATCTTACTTTGACTGGATCAAAACTCAAATGGTGCGAGCAGTCATTGCTAGCGCACCGAAAAGTCATTTGCTTACCAGTGATATAGTTCCTTTCAATAGCCTGTGCTTCCTCCGGGGAAGGGGAGGGGGGAGACTGAACGGAGGGACTTTCTTCTATGATTAAAGGAGGTTCATGGTCTATGTCCTCAGTCTCCCCTAAATCTACTAAAGTTTCATTGATCATATCTAGCAGACATTGAGAATTGTTTTTGAAAGTTTTGGGCTCTTTATCAATGATTACATAACCACAGTGGCGGCAGCGGTGGTTGCCCGAACCGTCAACAGTAAAGTGAGTAGACCCACAACCCATGCAGCGATTAATAATTTTCATTGATTCGCTTCCTTTCCTCTTCAAGATTCATGGCGTGGAAGTATAGAATAGCCTGTTGATAATGATATCGAGCCACATGGATTGAGCCCTGCGCCTTGAACCTTTCAGCTAACTTTCTATGGGTTAGCCATTTATGTTTGTTGTTTGTCTCCACCTTTCTTAAACCTTTCGTACAGCTTGTCTGCTGCTAATTCCAAAAATCTTTTCTTCTTTGGCGAAGTATTACCAGGAAAACCATACACATCATCCATTGCTTTCCTAATGATCTCTTTAACTTCGCTTATGTCTGATTTCTTGATCATACTTCATTCTATCAAATGTCAACAGGTTTGTCAAATTTATTTTTCCTAGTATTTTTCATATGCTGTATAGTAGAGGGTCTAAGAAGTTCCTCGGTAGTGGCCCCATTGATATCTAAATAGCGTTTGCAACTAGGAGGAAGTTGCTGGTTGTCTAAAAATTTTATGCGATACACATTATCATTCCCTTCCTGTTCCCAATTTCCCTGACTAACTAATTTGGTTACAGTGGCGGGAATGTGAAATGATTCGCAGTACCAACACCACACCATCACCTCATCCCCTGGAAAGTATTTCTGTTCAATGGGTTGGCTCATCCTCTTCCTCTTGCAGTTCTTTTAATCTAGCTTCCATTTCTTCGGTAGTCATGTTTTTGACTCTTTCGTTGATCTCCCGAATACCTTTTTCCATAAAATCATAATGCTCATGGCACAAATAAACCAAATCATCTCCAACTCTTATAATCCGGTTGGCGTGTTTAGAACAATTTTTGATTTGACAGGTTTTGCTCATTAAATACCCGCCAACTCGTAGGATTTCTTAAACATTTCGTAACAGAACTTCGCATGGCGCAAGGCTTTCTCACAATCATGGAGAATACCATAGTCACGAAACTTAATCCACATCTTTTTAAAGGTAAGTGCCTGATAGTATGCTTCTATTCCTGTCATTGTTTTTTCCTCCCTATTAATTGATCGTACCAAATTAATTCGCTCTTGTCAAATTCTTTTTTTACCTTATTTATCATACGGTTAAACTGCATTGTACGGATCGTATCTAGTCGATAATCGGTTAAGCACTCAACCTCTATTTGGTATAACAAAGGAGGATTGTTCAGAAAAACTCTGGCTAAATGCTCACTTATATCATCCCCCACTGTCAATACATACATTTTATTTTCTTTTTCTGTCTCGGGTAGAGAGTAGAGAAATCGTACTTCCCACGATCTTTTCTCTGGCAAAATTCTGTAAACATTTACAATCACTTAGCCCACCCCGGTCTCTGTCTATTAGTCCACTGTGGCTTTCTCTTATCATTTTCCCACTTGTCTTTTAGACATAATCTGTAAGCCTTGAATATATTGAGCTCTTTTTTGAATTTAGTACAGTTAGGAAACATAGTGATTTCATTAGACTCTGGCATGAACGCATAGCCGGCATAGAAAATCTCCAAATATTGCTTACACTTATGTGTTTTACCGTAACGAAAGTTATACTCATCGCACAAGGCTCTGAAATGGTTTAATAACCACAGGTAGTTAGCTGCGTTAGTCCTTGTCCAGATTGCACAAGGATGGTTGACATGAGTGGGGCGATAGGGAGCATTAGTAGCCCCCATAACGTGCATAGCGGTAGAGAGCAACTGAGCAGATTCTAGACACATTTTGATCACTCGCTTGTTGTCCAGTACTCTAGCTGACTTGTGAGCGTCTAAATATGTAACAAAGATGTTCACGCCTTACCTCTCTTCATATATTCTATAGGAGAAACCACTTGTAATTCCCTGATGTTATCGGTTTCTACGACCCTTCCGGGGATAAACAAATCTCTCAGCAATACTCTACTAAACACATAGTTGATATCATATCTATATTCTATACGGCAGCCTTCGAAAGAGAAAAGGCATCCCTGGTAACTAACAATTTTGTTTTTTAGATTAATTACCACTCTTTCCCTCTTTCATCATAGTCACTGTGTCTAATCCCTGAATATCCGTAGCATTGATTCTACCCGTTAAATCACTCCATAAAAAACTCACATAAATAATTGAAAAGATTAGATTACCCTCAAGAGATACACCTTCTATTATATCAACTATTTCTGCTTTCTCTGTCCCGTGAGTATTATGGAAATAGGTACCAAAATCCACCTGAGAGTGCGGCCTGACAAGGATTCTGTCGCCCTTTTTGTATTTCTTGTTAGGCATATCTTTTGTTTTTCATGTAGTAGAGGGTATTAAATCCTCTGATTTCATTTTCGTGCATTTCAATTTCTCCGTCAGCCCAGTCTGTAATCCAGTATTTTGGAGACCAATCTCTTCGATCAATACCACGCTTTATGATAGTGGCCTCCCATCTCTGATCATACCATTCTATATCTACCCTATCCCCACATTTGTATTTATATTTAGGTTTTGGTCTTTTCTTGCGCTTCTTTTTTCCCACGATTTCTATTCCTTTTAACTTTCATCTGGTTTATTATATCATATCTAAGAATGTGTCTATCTGTCAAGTATTGACCCCACCCCATAACTTTATATTTTCTGGAATAAAGGGGCACTGACCCCGTATAAGAGTAATGTTCATAACCCGTTATTTGCTCATAGACTGATTCTATTTTGGTTCGTACCTCTGTAAGGTATGGAGGTATCCTTACCCACACCCAATCTCCCGCTTGATAGTTAGGTTTATTCATCTTCTAGACTCTTTTCTAATTTCTCCATGTTCTCTTCCGTGGCGTATTTAAAAGGAAACTTAGCCCACAAACGTACTGGATGGTACTGCTCACCACTGCTAGACTTCTTGCCAACCTTCATATTGGCGAATCTCTCACGCTTTGGGAGCTTTTTAGTGTTGAACCCTTTGTAGACCTCTAACACTTCCTTATCTAGGTCGATCACGTAAGCGTATTCACAGAATAGAGAATCAGCAACAAAATCAATAGAGTTACATAAATCTCTAACATTACCACGACTTATCATTGATAGGATATCAGCAGCAGTATCTCTGCTAAATTCTGGGTACTTGGTGGGCCAAGCATCTCCTACTTTGTCAACTATTGCCTGTATATCCGCGTCCGATAGAAAGCTGCACTCCCTAACTGACCACCGGAAATCCTCTAGATCCATTTCATTTTGTATAAAATCACAAATAGTTGCGCCCTGTCCAGTAGGGTATCCATCCCATTGCCCGTACTGAGCAACTTTGATCTTACCATCACAAACTACAGCGGTAATGTTCCTAGTTCCCATTGTTTTTCCTCCACCCTTTTGGAATTTTTCTAGAAGTTTTATCTCTGTTATTGTATAGAGAGATAGGGAATAAAATCAACGTCATAAAAAATCCAGCAATTATTTGGCGAGTATAATACCAATCTAACATCCTATTCCACTTAGGAATGGACAGCCCCAACCAAGCCCCGAAACCTACCAACAACCAACTAATTAACAGTAACTTAACCATTTTTCCTCCCCTTCATATAACTTATTGTTTCTAAACGTAATTCATCCTCAAGGAAAAATAGTGAACAGTCCTCTAAGTAATACATATTAAAAGGTTTTCCAACTCTTTTGGATGATCTCTCTAACACAACCCCACGTACAACTATGCCCTTATATTTCTCTTTGGCAATAACCTTATCACCTATTTTAAATTTATACTTATTTTTCACGAATTGTATCCTTTTTATGTTTCAGAGTGGTAATAATATCTAATCCTGTTATTTCTCCCGGAAGCATTTTAATAGGGCTTGTCCAATGTTGCTTCTCTGGCAAAAACACACTGACCCTGTAAAATACTGTGTACTCACCGTGTTCTACCCCAGTAATATAGCCACTGAAGGTGTCACCGTACTTCACTATCACAAAATCCCCTTGTTTATATTCAGATTTAGTCATGGTTAGTTGTGCCTTTCATATCTTGTACCACCCTTTTTCCACGATTTAGGCCCTTTTTAGTCCTGTGTTTTTCATTGCTTTCTCCGCCGGCCATATATGACCATACGTGACCATATATGGTAGGTATGCCACTATATATGACATGACACTATACCTGCAAGCGCCATGCCAACCTAAGCCGGCTTGCATAAAGTGTGCCAAAGCTAGAGCTCTTGCAAGGTCCGTGCCAAGGTCAACCTAATGGCCTAACACTAAACCGCTAGGCCTAACCCTACCCTAACACGGTAACACGTACCCTTGCCACTCCCTATAAATAATTATATAGGGGAATTTTACCCCTTGCAATTGTCAATAAATAGTGTTATGATCAAAAGACACAAGCAAAAGACTAATGAAAGGGGTAAGTTATGAGCCAGAAAGTTTTTGAAATCGTAACCAATAGGATAATTGACCAATTAGAACAAGGGGTTATACCATGGCGCAAGCCTTGGAAAAATTCCCGCCCACCGTGTAACCTGCTTTCTGGCAAGCCTTACAGGGGCATTAATGCCCTTGTATGCTTTCTAACTACCTTTAAAGAGGGGTTTAGTTCACCATTTTGGTTGACGTTTAAACAAGCCAAGCGGTTAGGCGGTAGTGTCAAGAAAGGCGAAAAGGGCACTCCTATTGTATTCTGGAAGTGGATCAACGGCACTGATAAGGATACAGGCAGGGAAAAAACCTTTCCTTGTGTCCGATATTATACCGCTTTTAACCTGGATCAATGCGAAAACATACCAGAAAGCAAAATTCCACAAGACAAAGGCCTTGATTTCAAACCGATTGAACAGGCGGAAAAACTTGTTTCAGAATGGTTAGGCAAGCCTGAAATCAGGCATAGCGGCAATATGGCCTGTTATTCCCCCGCGCTAGATTTCATTAACCTACCGGACCCTAACCGCTTTAAATCGGTTGAGGGGTATTATTCCACCTTGTTTCACGAATTGACGCATAGCACTGGCCACCCTAACCGCTTAGGTAGGTTTGAACAAAACGCGGTTAATGGTTTTGGCTCTGATAGCTATAGCAAAGAGGAGCTGATAGCAGAAATTGGCGCGGCTCTGTTATGTATGCAATGCGGAATTGATAGCGCGGACCTACACCAAAACCAAGCGGCTTACGTGCAAAACTGGTTAAGGGCTCTTAAAGATGATAGGCGCTTGCTAGTCAATGCGGGACAAGCGGCACAAAAAGCGGTTGACCTTATCAACGGCACCAAACATAAGAAAGGGCCTAGCAATGAATAAAGATAGCTGGATCGAGGCAAGGGAAAATCTACTAATGGAAAGGGTTAACTCTTTAGAGGCAAAGCTAAACCGTTGTCTTGAACAATGGGAAATTGACGCTATAGAGGATAGCCTAACCGAAAACGATATAGTTAACGAGTATAGCGCCATGGTTGATTATACTTTTGAACTATTGAGGGGGTAACAATGATTAAACTAAGCCACAATAACAAAAAGGTTAGTAAGTTAGACGCGGTTAGTTTTGGTATTCAGGCCTTTGCTATCCCCTTTGATATCCTGAAAATGTTTATCAACCGCTTGCCTATTGATACCGAGGCAAAGCTAGGGGCCTTTGAAAACGTCCACCTTGAGACAAAGCAAAAGACCATTGACAATCAAACCCATTGCCTAACTTGCCCTAGTGCGGGCGCTTGCGGCTCTGTATGCTATGCCTTGCAAGGGTCCTATAGGTGGAATGTAGTTAAAGCGGCTAGGGCCTGGAATACCGCTTGCACTTTTCTTGATAACTTTGCTTTTCATATGACTAAGGCATTGACAAAGGTTAAAAGGCCTATTGTCCGGATACATGATAGCGGCGATTTTTATTCGCTCCGCTACTTCCAGCAATGGGTTAAGGTTGCAAAGGCCTTGCCGCAAAAGACGTTCTATGCCTATACCAAAAGCCTAATATTTGTCGATTTCAATGCTTTGCCTGATAACTTCAAACTGGTACAATCCCAAGGGGGAAAACATGACCACTTGTTAAACCCCCTAAAGCCTATAGCGCGTATATTTGAAAGCAGGGAGGCCCTAGAAAAAGCTGGTTTCACCTATGGCAATGAAAATGATCTACCAGCAATTCAGGGGGTAAAGCGTATAGGCCTAGTGTACCACGGCACCAAAAAACTAACAGACCAACAAAGGCAATATTTCAAATAGGAGTTAACCCCATGAAAAACAAAAAACGCGGACCATATATTGACAACAAAGCAGAGCGGCAAGCTTTCTACCGTGACGCGCAATGGAATAAAAACTATAGAGAGCAAAACCGTTGCAAGGCTAGTGATAACCAACCTACCGCTTCACCTATGCAAAAACCGCCTATGCCATGTAGTCAATGCGGCGGTAAAGTAGTCAAGGGCCTGTTTAGGTACGCTTGCCCTACTTGCCACCCTTTCCACTTCCAAAAATGCGGTATATGCGGTGCAAAGCGCCTTTGGTGTTGCTGCTAGGCCTTTACCCCTTTAGCCTAGTTAGCAGCTAAGGCCCCTAGTTATTGCTTGGCTAGGGGCCTTTCTTTATGATTTCAACCACTTAAATGTTGCTCAGATTGCTTTCTAAGGGCCTTAAATGGTCTTAGGTATGCTAGGGTACCAGGGGCCTTGAAAAAATCGCTTACAAGCCAAAATAGAGAGCCATAGGACTAGCGGCAAGGCAAAGGAAAGGGGGTTAAGCATTGCACCTAACCCCCTAGTGTAAAGCAAAGCGGCTAAGGCTAATAACCAGCCTTGACTATACGCTTTGCCCTAGTCAAATTGTTGCGGCGTAGCCTGATAACCACTAGCCAATGTTTCAACCTATCAATCAACCTTTGCATGGTTTCCCCCTAGTCCTGCCTTACGATAACCCTACGCTTGCCATTGATAGTCACGATATCAAGGCGCTTGCTAGGCTTGTTTGACTGGTTATCGCTTGCCTTGTCTTTGTCTTGTTTCCTGATAACCTTCGCTTTGTCGCTGGTTATGATTATTAGGCCTTGTTTGCTCATTGTCTAACCCCTTTGTTTGTCGGTATACTTCGATCATACCAGAAAAAGGGAAAATGTCAATAAAAACTATTTAACTATGTATAAGTAGCCACCTATAATAGGGAGTAAAAAACATGAGTGAAAATAAACTAGAGAAAATCAGGCAACATATTGAAAACACAGTGGGCTTGCATAAATTTCTTGATAATTTCTTAGCCAATTTCAAGCGGGAATGTAAAAGAGAAGAAAGAGAGCGCAATAAGTGGCTGAAAAAACAAAGCAGCAAGCCGCAAAAGCCTTGGACTGGAAAGGCCTTTCAAGCTAGGTTTACCTATGCCAAAAAACAAGCTAGGGAGAGAAGCATTAAATGGACCTTAACAGATAAACAGTATTATCAATTGGTTGAAAAGGCTTTATGTTCCTATTGCGGTTACCCCTTAGCAGGTAAAGGAGTGGAATTAGATCGAATAAATAGCAAAGGCATATATGAAACAAACAACGTAACCCCCTGTTGTGGTCTATGTAACATGACTAAGGCGCGGGATAAATTTAGTTATAGAGAGATGTTAGACCATATAGGTCCATCCATATCGAAAGTCAAATACCTACGTGATAAAAAATAGTCAAATGAACATTTTGCCCTATTTCCATTAATCTAATAATATCCACAACATACCTACAATACAAAATACCCGTGTAATCTACCTACTTAGTGAATATTAAAGGGAAATTTAGTTTTCCCTTTCGAGAGCTCGTCTATGGCATAAAATGCGTTAACTTTTGCCGGCAACGGCCGGCCAATTAAGGGGCTTTATTCCAGGCGGGACAAGCAAAGGCCTAGCAGGTAGATCAAACCCCCCTTACAAGCCAAATAAGAGCCCTATAGGTATACATATAGAGCCCTATACAGGCCTAGTTAGTTATTGGGTTACATACAGATAAGGTTAGGTGGTTAGTTATTGGGGTAGTAGGGTGGAAATACGGGTTGCAAGACCCATGCCAACTCTCTATATATCTCAGAATAATTATACCCCTTACCCTATATATACCCCTATATAGGTATATATTGACTACCCTATATGACACTATATGGCTATCAGTGCTATTAGCCCGCCCCTGCAAGACCTATACCACCATATACGTAACTATAGTTACTAATATATACCCATATATTAATAAATCAGTGTATTTATAACTATTGATTATTATGTGATTAAATGCTGGTACTCCACCGATAGAGTAAGCAAGATATATACCAACATAATGGCATAGATATTGAATGGCTATGCAACCTTTGTGCCAGAGCTCGCGGGCCTAGATAGAGAACTATAGTTACCCAATGCAATTAATATACCAATGTAGTTATATAGAATGGTACATATATTGCAATAAATTAAAATGACCATATATGGATATACATGTATATAGGGGTATGGTAATGTAAAGGGGTACGGTGCTATATGCAAAGACCGTGCCATGGCTCCATCCGGTAAATCACACACAAACCTAATTTAACCAACTGAACAAATATTCATACTCTATATGGGTCATAAAATAACCCAATTAAGGAATCTATTTGGGTCATTGAGAGAAGTACCAAAAACCGAGGGGAACAAATATTCAAACCCAGTAAAAATAATCATGAAGAAAAACCCAATGATTTCAAGACTAGGTTAAAACTAGAGTGCTTTTCGTATAATTATTATTTAACTATGTATAAGTACGCTACTATAAGTAGAGGGGGAAAATAAGAACATGAGAGACTTAATAGATAAAGCTGACCATATATTGAGAAATAGTCATAGATTTAACGTGGGAGATAAGGTTAAATTTAGAATATCAGATGAAGCTGGAGCTAGAATAGTAAGGGGCAAAGTGCGGCGTGTAGAGATAAATTATTTGTGGTCTGGTGTCTATGAAATAGAATTAGATAACCCCTGGGATAAGATATACAAGGACGAGGCTCCTAGAAATACTATGATGATAAGAGAGGACGTACTCACATTGGATACTTTAGACTATATGAGAAAGAATAAGAAATGAGATTCGAGGTCGGGGATAAGATCAAATTCAAGTGGGGTAAAGGCCATATGGTTGGTACCCTATCTAAGTATATAGGTGAAGACTACTGGTGGGTGTTATTTACAGATGGGTGTTTTGACAGGTGTATAGAGATGAGAGGCTACATGTTCTCCCACGCCAACCCAGTGACTTATATGAGACGTAAGAGGGAAGGATGAGTAAATTCGAGCCAGGCGATATAGCTATACATGAGTACCTAAGCATCAGGCAGAGAGGAGACTTGCCAGATACACTAGAGATACATTGTGAGTGGGTAGCGGATAGAGTAGAGATTATTAAAGAAGCTACGGGGGAGAATCCACACTTAAGTAACTATTATCGGGATGGCCTTTACTTTGTTTGTAATAAAGACGGAAAGGCTTATATGGTTCCTGTCCAAGAGTTGAGATTGGACGTCGTTAACACTATGAGACGGAGAAAAGAATCTCGTGAGCAATAATAAGTATAAGTTAGGTGATAGGGTTAGATTTAATAGTCAGGGGCTTAAAGGAGTAGGGGTAGTGGTGGCTATTTCTCAATTTGCTCCAGATTGTTATGTGGTTCAAGGCCCGCCCCGAGCGGGTGGTCGCGGCCTCCGGATAGACTTACACGAGAAAGAAATGGAATACAGCGTAATTGGATACATGGTAAGGAAGAAGAATGGGCTGGAAACCTAAGTTACACCTATTTCAATTAGGAGACAGGGTAAACTTTAGTTACCTAGGTAGAAAGGTAACGGGGAAGATTATAGGTATAAGGCCCACTAAATCTCCTTATTCTGGATTCCCCTTATTTCAAGAGTATACGGTAGAATTCTCGGATGGCCCCCGCATGAATATGTGCTACTGCAAAGAAAGTGACCTTATGCTGGCAGATACTATAGAGTATATGAAAAGGAAGAAACAGTGAAATATAAGGTAGGAGACAAGATTAAGCTGTCTACGGGGTACGAGTTTAACCCCCAGGTTTATATTGGAACGGTGGTCAAGGAGCCTACCAAGAAGAATAATCTATACCTAATAGAGTTCAAGGCAGACGAAAGAGGGACCCAGAGGATATACCTAACCGCCGAACAAATACAGCCCTTGAATGTGATGACCTATATGAAAAGGCTTAAGAAATCTCAGACTGATTAAAATAGTCGGCTCAGAACACTAGAGAGCCATATTTCGACCCTATTTTGGCTTAAAAAGACCTGAGTAATACCGGAGGATACCCCAAATGATTAAGAAAATCACTAAAATCACAGAAGTCGAAGAAATTCGGACAGTTAGTATTACCTGTGACGTGTGTCAGAAAAAGATTACTCCGGACGATATTTGGGAGTGGCAAGAGATATATTTCGTGGTTTTCACGGGTGGCTACGGTTCTGTGTTTGGAGACGAGACTAAGGTGAGGTGTGAAATCTGTCAACACTGTCTCAAGAAGCTTATAGGACCATATTGCCGCTATGAATAAATATCAAAAGAAGGATAGGGTCAAGGTTAGGGTGCTGATGCCCCAGAAAGAACCAGGAGTAGCTCGGGGTGAAAGATGGGTGTCGGGGGAAGTACTGGCCGTAGAACACAATGATTTATTCAATGATTCCTACATCGTATATGTAAAACCCAAGGCTGAGGATAAGTTTCCCTTCCCGGTGAATATGGCAGCTCCCATACTACACGTAGGTCCAGAGAATTTAAAAAGAGACGTTATAGAGCATATGAGGAAGAATAAGAAATGAGTAAAGACGATATCTTAGAAGATCTCAAGGATGTGTGTGAGGACTCCAGACACCCCTATTTAAAGAAACCTAGATTCTATAGGGTTGTAAATAAAGGTAAAAAGCCGTGTCCTAGCAGTCGGAATGGCCTCCATTACCCCGATAAGTTGGAGTGGGGCGTAGACCTGAGAGACCATATGGTAGACCTGTGGTGTGGAGATTGCGGTAAGAAATTCAGAAAGATACCCTTTAGGGACCTACCTGAAGAGTGGAAAGACCAGATAAATAAGACGTTGGAGGAATCTATTGATGACTAAGGCAGAGAGATTATTAAAGAAAAAGAAGAAGTTTGAAGATAGGGCTGAAAGAATCCAGGGACGAATCGAGTATCGGAAGTATCAATGGAAGGATACTCTACAGTTTTCAGGAAGTGAGTCTAAGAATGAGCCTCATGTCTATTTAGCCGCTGGTAGAGATTGGAAGGACGGGTCTCTTCGTTTGGACCTAAGAATCGATGATAAGACAATAGTCTACGGAACTGATAAAATTCGGGAACTTAGGGACTGGTTAACCGAAATGCTGTCCGATTCCTTGACTTCGGAAATGCGTGAAATTAAAGGGAAAAATAAGGGGTAACATTTTTTACAGGAACAATTGTTACCATTCTGTTTAACTATGTATAAGTATTAGCCTTATTATAGAGGCATTTTTAAGGACATGTGCCTGGGTGGTTAGCTTGTCCTCCTAGCCTGTTTCCGGTAGCTTTCTGCTACCTACAGGTAACACTTTATTAAATTCGTATCTATCCCCACCTGAAGACGGATTATTATGAAGCCGATAGTTGACTGCCCAGGCCTAAACCAATTAGCTGAGGCCATAGAACTTTGTGATGAAATACTCGCTAGCCACACCCAGGCCAAAATAATTTCCCTTAAAGAGCATAGATTCATAAAGGAAATGAGAGCGGAACTTATGGAAGAATTCCGCCGTCTTAGCCGCAAAATGCTATTTGGATAATGGGCAGATATGGGTTTCAGAAAATTCCTACGGAAACTCCTTCCTAATCCGGAAGATCAAGTCAAAATTCCCATTAAAGACGTAAAATCGCTAGAAATTTCCCCTATTTGCAAGACAGAGAAAGAATACAACGACAGGATGATTCTTAGTATAGGCGGTCTTCATCGCAAGATTGGTATACTTAAACGTCCTGATGTCTATGGTCCTGAAGATTTAATAGAGGAAAAGATAGCATTAGAGTCTGTGGGCGCTGAATTGATTATTCCTGCCATAATTATCCCACACGGAGTATCACAAGAAGGTTGGATACCTTACATAGTATTTTTTACTCATGATAAGAAGTTATTTGTATGTCCAGCCGATTATGATGCTTTTTCTGATACAGGGTATGAGAGGTAGACGAGGGTAACTTTGGTTACTCTCATGTGATTCCTCCCATTACTTAGTAAGCCTAAGTAACTTCCTCCTCGTCTGTTGGGCGGAGGGGCTGGTTTATCTGGTCCCTCCCCCGACAATTTGTGGAAATCATTATGAAAATTACATTGACACCATCCAGGAAAGATGATTTACGCGAAATAAGGGGGGCTCTCAAGCTATTACAGGCCTTGGGAGGCGGAGTTCTAGAGCTTGCACCGGGCACATACACTGTTGACAACAAGCTTGAAGTACCAAATGGATGTACTATTGTTGGTGGTGGTAAGCAAACTAAAATCAAGTAAGGAGGTACAGAGTCCAGATGGACCCTGCTAGTTTATCTATTATAGAAGAAGGCGTAACCGACCCTCCCAGAGGAAGTGAATTAGTGGAATGGTATGAATTTTTGGGCATTATGATTCTATGGGATCTAGCTCGCTCGGTATTTACAGCTTGGTTAACCAAATATTGGCTCAGTAAACGGCCAGTGAGCAAGAGGAAAGCAAAAGATGCCTAAAATTCGTCGCAGAGGACCCATCAGATACTCCGAAGCTACTGGAATTGATAAGCCTAAGAAGCTTATTGATACAGATAAGATAGATGTTATACGGCAGAAGCCTAATCGCGTGAAATTAGGCATCGAAGAGGGTGAGACCCGCTTTCCACCCGAGGCTATAGCGCCAAATAAGCGAAAGTACGACGAAAAAGGGCGTTATATTAAGCACAAAAATGATTTTACGAAGAAAAAAGAGGACTCCGATGAAAGAAAAGAGCCCTCTATGGTAGAAGCAATGAAGAATACGTCCCTATCTAACCCATATCGGAAGAAAAAGTAGTGTCAAACAAGAAAAAAAGTGTAAAAGTTCTTGAAAATATTGCTGATGCTAAGGAAGAGGCAGCAAAAAGACGCTTAAAAGGGCTTTCGAAAGACGGTTGGAGTGTTATTCAGCTATTTTTACAAGAAATTCAGGCGAATGACCTAGTTTCAGAGGTAGTAGGTGGAACTAAAGTTACTCTTACTAACCAAATTGAGGCTCTAAAGGAACGTATTCAGTTCGAATTTGAAGACGACGAAGAGGTTAAAAAGTTAATTATGGCTAATTTCCCCACCTATAACACTATTCGTAGGTGGACCAAGGCTCAAGGTTGGCAGGATGCTGTCTATGGTAGCATTAAGTATGCCAATTTATTTGATAATTACCATAAGGCTAAAGTTATTGACGGCGTGTATAGAAAAGCTACGGCTGATGGACGCCAGGATATGAAAGCTGCGGAGCTTTATTTCAAAATTGAGGCCGATGTATTTGGTAAAAATAAAGATAAGGGGTCTGAGAGCTTGCAGGATGAGCTCACTAATGTGGTCTTGGGGAAAAAGAAGTCTAAGTAAGGATAGGGAATGGAAGCCTACGTAGAGTATGGTGAACCTTTAAAATTACACGAACTTCACATAGAAGAGCTTGTAAAAACACTGGAAAAAAAGGGTGTTAAGTTAGTTAGTTCTAAAATAGGACCCCTAACTCCTAAGCAATCTCTTATATGTAAGGACGAAGCAAGATTTAAGGTAGTGGCCTGTGGACGTAGGTTTGGCAAGTCTATGCTGTGTACACTTATCGCTCTGGCTGTGTTGTTACAGCCGGGACGAAAGGTGTGGGTAGTAGCTAAAGACTATGGACTCACAGATAGGGTGTTCAAGGAACTCTATCATTTGGTGGTTAATGAACTAAAACTCGCTAAGAGTAAGTCCATGTATCACCGTTTCGTAACCTTGAAGAATGGAAGTGAGTTTAGAGGCAAATCTTGCACCAACAGAACCTCCTTGGTTGGTGATGCCGTAGACCTTATAATTTGGGATGAGGCTGCTCTAGAAGAGCAAGCAGAAGATATATGGAACCAGGAGCTTCGGCCCTGTCTAACTGACCGTAAAGGGTCGGCTATCTTCATTTCTACCCCCAGAGGTCGTAATCACTTCTATGAATGGTATAGATTAGGTAAGAAAGGGGAATTACTACGTAAAGCCCTGGAAGGCTCTGATACGGAACTTACTGAAGAGGAAGTGGCCTTGTCAGACTGGTCTTCATATAAGTTTACCTCTTATGCCAATACCATTGAAGAAGGAGGATATTTAGATAGAGCTGAGATTGATGCGGCTAGGCTGACCCTACCGCCGCTGAAATTTAAGCAGGAATATCTGGCAGATTTTACGGCTGTTTCAAATAGGTCCTTTCCAGAATTCGACTTTGACGTACAAATTGTCGATGAAGATTTTGGAGGGCATATTATTCAGCCGCATAATCCAGAAGTCTTCGCCAGTATGGATTTCAACTACTCTACCCCCTGTACCACTCTGTATGCTCAGATGGATGGGAGCCTAAATGTTTTTATCTTTGATGAGTTTGTGCCCAAAGAAGCACAGACTACTGTTCATGCCCAGGCTAAACAGCTTCTGGAAATAGATAAACAGTTAGGCGGAGTAATCCACACAGTAGTAGCTGATATCGCTGGGAAACAAAAAGACTTGGCTGGAAGAAGTGCTTGGGATGATTTAGCTTCTTGGGGCATTCATCCTACGGGTAGAAAGCAGCGGATAGAAACAGGATGTGATTTAATCCGTCTTTGGTGTAGATATCCTGTTGTAGATGATAATGGAAAGATACTATTTGAAGAAGACGGAATAACTCCAGTAACTTATCCAAAATTATTTGTACATAGTAGGTGTGAAAACCTTATTTACGCTTTAGAAACTGCTACAGCACAAGAAACACAAAATGGAATTCTGAAGGAAGGGTATAAAAAGGACGGAAAGACAGACGGACCTTTGGACGCTCTCAGGTACTTATTGGTGTATTTGCTCCATGATTCAGGATATGTTGGAGCCATTCCGGTAATTTAAGCCAAGTAAAAGGAACTAATATGTCAGACAGTATTACTTACAGGAAAACAATTCGTCAGAGATTTGATGCTACCGCGTTTCATCAGACTGGTGTATTGGATGCTACAACCTCAGTATCTAAGATTAAGTTGGATATTGTGGCAAAAAAAGTTACCATACAACCAGCCGTTGGAGTTACGGTAACTGTAGATGTTTCTCTGGACGGAGTAAGATGGACACAGATCGTTACTGGGTTAACTGCGATGTTAAGTTATGGCGATACTGTGGGAGATTATCTGGTTAAACATGTGCGTGTAACTCGTACTGCTGGATCAGGTAATGTGGTTATCGTTGGAGCCTAAGTATGCCAGATCCCATCCCCAAGCTAGTGATATATGTGAACGGAAGGTTTCGGCTGATTAAGCCTAACCTGCCGAGTTCAGTGCAGGGCGATGCGGAAATGCAACGTAAGTTGCTATTGCTTATGGCTCACAAATATCGCTTTTTTGACTGGGGAAATAAACTTCCAGAAGAAAAGTTTGAAGAAATCAACACTTATGTGTACAATCTAGTTAAAGACTTATACGAGGAATAAACCATGCCCAAACGCGCAGATAAAGCTACAGGAAAGAGCACGCTGAAACATAGAGGGCATAGCCGTAAACAACAAGGGAAACCGGGTACTCAGGCGTACAAGGCCGAGACTGAAAAAGTCAAGCCTAAACGTATGAAGGACCGTGGACCTGGTTCGGCGTTTGCACACGCTCTCTATAGGAGCGAAGCTGCTCGTCTTAAAGAAGAGTCAAAGAAGCCAGGAAATCTGGGCTACAAAGAGACTATTCCTGCTGGCCCTCAAGCAATGAACAAATCTTTGACTAAACATCTTAAAAAAGGCAAGAAATAATGCCTGAAGATAAGAAGAATTCTCCTCAAGGTACAGCTCCAAATAATTCTGTACAGCAGACTCCGGTGGTGAGGCCTACCAGAACCTCTAACAAAAAGAGGATTATAGAGGCCCTAAAGAAAAAAGACCACCTATCAGGGAGTCTCTACGTTGATGCTCATAAAGATGTTGAAGTGTATCAGAAGCTGTTTGAGAAAAAGGGGCATAATATTATTGAGAATTCCAAAAATTTAAAGAAATCAAGGAGTAAAAAATAATGGGTGTTGGACGTAGACTTATTCAACGGCGTCATAAACTTCGTGACGACGTTAGAGACGACGTTCCTAAGCGTGAAAAGGTGGATAAGCGAGATGACGTTCTGCAGGACTCCCCCGGCGCTTTTGGAGCAATGAGAGGACTGCGTCGAAGACAGGAAGAAGATTTTGGTCAAGATGTGTTCGAGGTCAAAATTGAGAAAGCCTGGGAGTCTGATGCTGACATCGAAAGAGTTGACTTCGGTGGCGGAGACTTCGGACTCAGAGTTACCTTCGCACAGTCCATCCAAAGTTTAGACAGGGGTTTTATTGAGGGGGATGAACTCCAAATCATAGAAGAAGGTTCTGCCCTTGAATCGTACAGGTATGAGGGAATTGAAGAAGCGAATAGTGGTGACGTTGCAGCCGGTCGGGTCCGTGTTGTTTCTGATACAGTTCTTCGACTCCCAGATGCCTCCCCGACTGCAGCCGTTGCAGCATGGGGCTTCATAACCTTAGATGCTGCGTTTACGGGTGGAGACTTAATTGATGGAGAAACTATCGTTCTAGACGATGGAACCAACCCTGCAGTAACTTTTGAGTTTGATGATGGTCTTGGTGGTGGTGTGACCCCTGGAAACGTAGCCGTTGGATTCGTGCCAGGAGATACTGCCTCAGACATCAGAGATGCACTCGTTACAGCTATCAATGGCGTAGGGGCGGGATTAGCAATTACAGCCTCGCCTGGACCTGGATCAAATCCTAGTGTTGCATTGGTAAATGATACCCCCGGAGTCGCTGGTAACGTTGCTATAACGGAGACAGTTGCTGATACTGGATTAACGGTAGCAGGAATGTCGGGAGGTGCAGATGCCTCTCTTAGTTGGGCGGATGAATTAGGCGTAAGAGTGCGAGCAAAACTAGCTGCTGGTGCCCGCCTGTAAAATGATCATTTTCAAAAGGAGATTGTATAATGGCTAAAGAGAAACGTAAAGTTTCGGATAAGGCTTTTGCGTTAAAGCATCGTGGCAAAAAGCTCAACCAGGGTGACCAGGTTGGCATGCCTAAACCTTTGGCAAAAGAAGAAGTTGCTAAAAGCCTAAAAAAGAAAAAAAAGTAACATTTGGAAATGGGGAGCAAGATTACAGTTCGAGTGTCCTGGTACCGGGTAGAACAGAGTAATGCAGCTCCCCTTCCTTTAATTTAGGAGAGAGGAAGTATGTCCTTTAATCTCGGTGTTCAAAACTATCCTGGTGGTTATCTAGGAGGGTTTGGATTTGGTACAGTAGGTATCTATCTATATGAGGATATTTACTATCGCCAATGGATCACCGAAATTGCTTTAGCTTTTTATGAAGGCCGACAAGACGAGTTTGTTTGGCTTGATTTACTAAAGCAGTTTAGGAATCCTGAAAAGCAACAAATCCTACCTTTAAATCTCACTAAAGAGATTATTGATGAAACTGCCATTTTGTACCGAGAGCCACCTATTTACGTGGTCAAGAGTAGAAAAACTGGTAAACCTCTAAAGAATGACCAGAGACTCTGGGAACAAATTATGCAGGATTGCCGGTATCTTCAAACCATGGATAGAGTGGACAGATGGTGCAGGCTACTGGGCACAGTTCTCCTGAAGGTTTCATTCATTGATGAATCCACAGGGAAAGTGGTCGAGAAGAACGAGGGAGGAAAAGTTCAACTCGACGTACTCCATGGTGGAGTTTACGATGTTAAGTACATAGACAGCCCTTATTATATTTCTGAGCTTCTTATTGGCTTTGGTCAAGGATTCTTGGGATTTAATCGTGGTGCTGGTGGTATGGGACAAACTCGTAGAGGACCTTTGGGGCAGTTGACCGGAATTGGAGCCGGTGCAGTAGGTAAGATGGGGAACTCCCAACATGGGCAGATTAGTACTATTTACTGGTCACCCACTTCTCATAAAGTCACTGGAGAAGATGGTGAAGATATGCATGATGGGCAAAACCCGTATGGATGTATTCCCGCAGTTCCTTTCTTTAATGCTGACCCAGCTCACTACTATTTCTTACCTATTAATGAGCCTCTGGTTTATGCTAATCACGCCATTAATATGCGTATAACAGACCTTAACCACATAGCGAAGTTTCAATCTTTTGGTGTACCGGTTCTGTCGGGTGTAGAAAGAGGAACTTCTATACGTAGAGGAAGACCTGTCGATGATTTCAACTTTTTTAGGGCAGGTTCTGCCACTCGTAGCCACGTTGGAGCTGTCGCCCGTTTTGGCCAAGGGGCTCAATTTCGGACTTTTGATAACAGCTTCGGATTCTTCGCTGATGGTAATGCTGACGCTAACGCTGTAGGAGCTAGTATAGGTCCTGATACTGCAATAGCGGTTGGTGAGAAGGGTGACTTCAAGTTCGCTAACCCCGATGCAGATATTACGGGGCTCGCTAAAACTATTCAACAATTACAAGACTGGGTAAGGGTTAGTCATGGACTAAATCCCAAAGGTGGGTCTTTTGACCAACCCCAAAAAGAATCTGGTTTTAGTAAGATGTTGGAGAAGATTGGCGTTATAGAAGAGAATGTTCGTCGCCAGAAGCTTTTTATGGAGAGAGAACAACAGCTTTTTGACACTATCAAGAAGTTGTGGAATACTCACTATTCTTCTGGTAAGAACAGATTTGCAGAAGACGCCTACTTAGAAATCAATTATGTAGAACCACACTTTCCTACCGATCCTCTGACCAAGATAAATCTCCTTGAGGGGGAGAGAAAGATCATTGAGTCGGGAGACCGTAGAGCTATTCATACCCTGTTCAAACACCTATCTGAAGATGAAATTACTCAAATGATTAATGACTATCATAAGGATAGAATGGAACAGATGGATAGAGAGATGCAGTTAATGAAAAAACAAGCCTCGGCTATGGAAGCTATGGGCTTACAATATAACGCTTCAGAGACTGCTACTCAATATAATGCTTCCGTTAAAGCTAAAGGAGCAGATCCTTCTGTATCGAGTCAAGATAATCGAACCAAACATGCTGTAGATAGTTCTAAGCAGAAAGGTAAGAATATGGATACTCGTAAACAGAAGAAAGAGGAGAGAGCGAAAAAGAAGTAATCGCTAAGGGAGGATCACATGGCTGTTACACACCAGCTAGTATTGGATACCTTACCGGCTACTTTTGCCGTAGACGAAGGCACTGAAGATCAGATGATCAAGCTCCACAAAAAGTGGAAACAGAAAGTCTTCTATGGTAAGAGCAAGACCATAAGTATCCCTAATCCGGAAGATTTGCCTGTTGATGTCCGTCCTGAATCCATTATTGGTATTAGGGTGGTCAGAATTCCGGAGGATGAACAATTAAGACGACGGGCAATGCAAGACCCTAGATCCAGAATGTTCTTAGACAAAACTAATGAGTTTGAGGAGGGCATTGACTTACTGGATCAGGGTAGAAAATAAACCCGAGTAGACCTCGGTAAGGGTTAATTTTAACCAGGGTAGACCCCAAAGGAGGCGATATGCCAGATCTTCTTGACACTCTCGGAAAAGACGCTGAAGCTAAGGCTCAAGCATCTGATGATGCTGCTGCAGCAAAGGCTGATAATGATATGTTGGACGGAGACCCTAAAAAGGTCGATACAACTACGGTTGATCCTACTCCGCCCACAGACGAGGGTAAAAGCACAAAGAAAACCGATGAACCAGCAGAGGACGATCCCTATAAGGATTGGACCCCAAAAGATTTTGAAAAAGCTCTTAAAGATGCTCGTAAGGATGCGGGAAAGTACCGCACCAAGGCTAAAGACCTTGAGGATCAAATGGATTCCAAATTAGAATCCAAGCTTAGAGAAATCGATGATAAATATGCTCCTCTCAAAAAGAAAGCCGATGAGTTGGATAAACTTAAGGCTGAGCAAGAAGATAAAAAGAGGGACATGTCACAAAAGCTGGCTCACAGGGAATCTTTAATTCGTGAATTAGAAGAAAAACTGGAAGAAGCCAAAAACCTTTCTCACAAGGAGAAGGTAGCATTACAAGAAGAGCTTACAAAGACCAAGGGCGATCTGGAAGGTCATTTGGCCTACTACAGAGAGCAGCTTGACAAGGAGTTGGACGCAATTCCAGCTCAGTGGAAAGAAGTTGCAGACGCTATGGTGAAAGGCACAAGTGATACAAGAGAAGCTCTAGCTCTGATTCGTGATGCTAAAAATAAGAATTTCTTCGGAGATAAAAAGGTAGATGTCTACCACGGGGCTCCTAAAAAAGCTAGCGAAGGCGCTAGAATGAGTTCCACTCCATCTGAAGACCAGAAGAAAGACATGAAGTCCAAAGATAAGATTAAAGCCGGTCTGAAAGGTCTAGTTTCCGAAGTAAAGACAACAAGAGGTAAGTTCGGTATCTAACCTAGACAGAGGTAATTAATCAATGGCACAAGTTGTTACTCTTTCCGAAGCTGCAAAACTTTCGAACAACCTTCTGGTCGAGGGCATTATCGAGGATATCGTAACGGTTGATGACTGGTATCAGTACCTTCCGTTCGTGGTGTTTGAAGGCTTAGCCTACACTTTCACCCGTGAAGCGACCCTCGCTAAAGCCGATTTTGCGGCTCCTGGCACTTCCCTTGCTGCTACTAAGTTTCAAGGTGGTGCAACGTTCCAAAATGTGAACGTGAACCTAGCGGCCATCATTGGCGACATCATTCTCGATGGTCAAATCGAGGATCAACTCAGCGACCATAATGATCAGCTTCAGGTGCAAATTTCTTCCAAAGCGAAGCAGATTGCACGTATCTATATGAACGCGATCATCAACGGTCGTAGAATTCCTGGTGGCGCTCTGACTCAGGCCAATAGTGGTCCTATCGGCATCGAAGCCAAATTCGACGGCATGAAGAGAATTCTTGAAGCCGAAGCTGGCAACGTCGATGACGTCAACCATCCTTTCTATAACGCCGGTGCGTCTACTCAGACCTTGGCTCTCGTTGAAGATGATGCTTCGTCTTCGCGTGTTGGTCGTCCAGGTCGTGTGTTCTCACTTGAAGATTTGGACAATCTGATTGACCGTGTTACGGTTGGTCGTCCTGACTTCTTGATGATGAACGCTCGTGAGATTCGGACGCTGCGTGTCCTCTTAAGGAACACCGGTGGTGGTACGGATGCGTATCAAATCCAACAGCAGGGTCTTGGTAACATGAAGCCTATGCTTTATTATCAAGATATTCCTATTTTCCGGAATGACTTCATTTCGAAAGAAGACGGTGTCAACCTGGTTGATACTGGTGCTGTTGCGGCAGTTGGTGCTACGAGCATTACTACGGCTGAAGACTACAGTGTTGCCGTTCCCCAGGCTCTCCTGGATGGTATCGCTGCTGGTACGGCTGAAGTCCGTGTTCGTGACGACGACGCTATCCTTCGTCGCTGGAAAGTTACGAATGCCACTGGAGCTAACCCTTCAGTGCTAACCGTGACGGCGACTGGGCAGTTCCTAGATGTCGAGAACAACCGCGTGGAAAGCGTGTTGGCTCCTGACGACGCAGCCTTGAGTCTCGTGGCTGAAACCTATGAGATTTTTGAGAGAGCTGACGGCTCTACCGTTTACGCTGGTAAATGGGGTGAGTACGAAGGCGTCGTGGGCTTTACATCCGCTCAAAACGCTGGTCTTAAGCTTGAGTATGTCGGTCCTCGTGAAGATGAGAACGCCTATCAGTATCGCCTTAAATGGTACTGTGGTTTCGACCTTTACAACCGTCTCGCTCTTGCTAGGGCTAAAGACGTTCTGCCGCTGGGTGCTTAATCTAGCGTAGAAATTATAGTACGGGCGGGGCATTAAGCCCCGTCCCTACTTTTCCTTGAGGAGGGAAAATGTACTGGAATCGCAAGGTTACAGACAATGAATATATTGTCGTGAAGCATCCTTTGCGGGATTCTTCAAATACCTATTATCATGGAATCAAATTTACTAGAGGCTTTGCGGTCATAGTAAAAAATTCCAAAAGTCATCAGTTTATCAAAACTGCTCCGTTTCTAAGAAATCATAAAGTATTCGATTTAACCTACCTAAAAAACATCTTCAGACTTAAAGAAATCGAGATGATCTATGGTAAGGATGTTTACTGGCATTATTTAAAAGCCATAGGTCTCCATGCAAACGAATTACCCACTGAGAAAACGGAGGTCACACCACAAGACGAAGTAATTACACAAGAAGAACAGCCAGTTACAGAGGCTCTCGTAGAGGAACCTGTATCTGAACTGTCAGGTTTGGGTGATGACGACGCTCCTCAATATATACTTGAGGAAAAAGAAGAGGAAGAGGAACCTCTTAATCTAGAAGAACTTACACCAGAACAAAGAGCTGAAGCTCATAAAACTCTGGGGCTTTGTTCATATATCCGTAAAAAAGACGGAAAAGTGTGTGACAACAAGGCGTTAAAAAGTAGCCCAGCAGGTTACTGTTTCGCCCATGTTAGGTTTGATCCTGAAAAGAGGAAGAAATAGGGAGGAATTATGGGTCTTTTAAGATTAGACAGACAACGTCTAGAAATTAATATGATTTTGGGTGTACTAGAAGAGTATAAACCCACAGCTCAGGTGAAACGTCTCCAAAAACGTTTAGAAGGTCTTCGTAAGAAGTATTCAGATGCTATGGAAGTTTTCCGTAAGGTAACTCAAGACGAAATATCTCCAGAGCTGAACTCTATTGAAGAAGAAGTTAACGAAATTAATAATACAGCTTATCCGGAATTAGCTCAATTACAACAAGGTGATGTTGTAGAACCCCTTAAAATCAAAAAAGATAAGCCTAAATCCAAAAAGAAAGCTACCAAAAAAGCTAAGAAATAAGGGACTCCATGGGCGCTAAAGGCAGTACAGGAGCAGGAATTCAACACACGTCTAAAGGACCTACCCAAGGTGTCTCTATAGTTGGACCTAATGGGCGACCCGTAGATGTGCTTATAGACGGAGATGGTAAAGTACGTCTCCTGGTTGATGCTAATGTAACTGTTGAGAATGCTACAATAAATGTAGATTTAGACTCTGAAGACGGCGATAACGTCGCTATAGGCAATCTATCTAATTCCGATAAACTTTTTGTGCATTCTGATGGCACTGTCAGCATTCGTTTACTAGATGAAGCTGGTGCTGCTTTTTCTGCTCTCAACCCCCTTCATACTGAAATAGTTATCCCCGCTGGGGGCTTAGAGGTAAAATTAGAAGCCTCTAGTGGAGATACTGTAGCTGTTTCAGGTCACCAAACACAAATATACGCTGAGAACGAAGTAACTATCAATGCAGGAGGGAGTTATACCAACGTTCTAACGTATGTAGTTCCATTTAATGATACATACATAGCCTTTGCAGAGATTACTGGTCCAGTAGACTCTGTGGTTCGTATGAGACTAAATGGAGTAACTATTAGAAAGAAGCATCTTACGGCTGGGTCTCCAAATGTGGAATTTCCTTTCTTGGAGCCTAGACGGTTAGCTTCTGGGCAAACCTTAACCATAGACGTAAAACCTGATAAGACTCCTCCGGCATTTCTGTCTGGAGTGGAATTTTTTGCATCTATTCAGGGGTTTAGGGATTAGGCATCTGGGAGGATTGGAATCAAGCTCAATGACTATTCATACTGATTCAGGAGAAATAAATGGCTGATTTCAATCAATTTGGAAATCTAGTAGGTGAACATCTCACCTCCTTGCCAACCCTATCTAACGGAGAAAAACGGTCTGTACAACTAGACTCATCTGGCCGGCTAATTGTAGCTGGTAATTTTGATGTTAATCTAGACCATACGGCTGGGGACTCCGTTCAGGTAGGTGACGGTACAGATGTACTTGCCATCTTTGCTGATGGTTCTATAACAGTTCGTCTTAGCGACGGTACTAATACGGCGGTGGTGGACGGTTCTGGTAACCTCCAAGTCGTGGAAACCAATAGTGCTGATATTTTAACCTCTTTACAGCTCTTAGATGATGCTGTATTTTCTGTTAGTGACGTGGCTGGTGCCACGGATGCGGGTATACAGGCTTTAGCCGTTAGAGATGATGCTCTAGGTACCCTGACAGAAGTTGATGGAGACTATACCCGTCTTCGTACTAACGACCGTGGTGCTTTGTGGATAGTTCCAGACGGCGACGTTAATGTTACCGCCACAGACTTAGATATTAGGAGCTTAACTGACGCTTCCGATAGTGTGTCTATTGGAGATGGTACAGATACTCTAGGCATCGAAGCTGATGGGTCAATTCTAGTTCGCTTGTATGACAGTGGTGGTACTGGCTTAACTAGTACCTTAGTTGGTGCTGACCAAGCACTAGATGTTAACGTTGTCTCCACAGTTGATGGAACCTCTGGCACAGAGACAGATACAGTTTCTGATGGAGGAGATGATGGTCTCATAGCTATGACGGGAGGCGTAGATACTCTGATTAGCCTTGCTGTCGGAGCTGGTACTACCTACCACATCTCTGCTTTTCAGTGGGCAGCTAGTGAACAAGCTGACTTTAGATTAGAGGTCAGAGATAGTGGGGCTCTAACAGAGACTATTAGAAGGAGTTTAAACTCTGGTGCTACTCCTAGTGGAGAATATACTTTCCCCACAGAAATAGAAGTAGCTGGAGCTGCTAACCGAACCTTAGAGGTTAGAGTAAGAAATGCAGGTGGGGACGCTTCAGGTCTCGCACATGCAGCTATCAATGGATTTACTACTTAATATAGTGTAATTTATGGCAGATTTCGGTCCTACTGAACAAGAAGTAAAAAATGTAATTAATTCTGAAGAGAATTATTCAGTCATTATTGACGGAACGACTCCTACCTATAAGGCTGTAGTAGATTCCACCGGGGCGTTGAAAGTGTTTGGCGCTGGTGGGGGAGAGCAGTATGTCGATGGCACGGCTGATACTGGAGCCGAAAAGGGTAATATAGCTTTAGGTAGTGATGGAAGTAACTTTTATTACCTCTTGACTAATAATCTTGGTAGGCTTCAGGTAGACGTAATTGGGGGCGGTGGAACTTCGGGACAGCTAGTTACTGACGCCCAAGCTGTTGCCCCAGGAGATGTAGGTCGTATTTTTGCTGGCTCAGACGGATCTAATTATAGACATGTGTCGGTAGACAGTTCAGGACAGTTACAAATTGACGTGCTTACCTTACCCGCAGACGTGGATATTAGGGATTTAGATTCCGCCCAAGATTCAGTAGCTGCTGTGCAGAGTGGTACATGGACGGTTCAGCAGGGTACTCCTCCTTGGACAGTTTCTGCTACAGATCTAGACATAAGAGATCTGAGCCATACCCAAGATAGTATCAGAATTGGAGATGGGACCAATCTGGTAGACGTACTGAATGATGCTGGAACATACAGACTTCAAGTAGCAGCTAAAATAGAAGCTGGTGGGGCTTCTCAAGATGTACATCCAATAGATACAAATGGAGTTGACTTAGATGTAGCACTAGATACTGCAAGACCGGCTAATACTAGAGCATTTATATTTTCTGGTTTAGACGAATCAGATATTGTCAGGGTTCCCAGTATTACGGTTGATGCAGAAGACGGCAAACACCGTGTAGAAATTGTTGGCAAAGTATCTACTAGTCCCCCAGAAGCACCCGCTGCAACTACACCAGTAACAATAGATGGAAGTAGTCCTCTATCTTTATCTGGTACAGATACGGAAGATTGGATTATCCCCAATGGAGAAACTTTTACCATGTCACAATTGACAGCGGGCTCAGAAGGAGATCCAACGGAGAAGGGTTCTAAAGTCGAGGTACTATATGTAGACGCAGCCTCTGTAGAGCATCTAATTAGTCGAGTCTATTTAACTGGTTTTACTACAGAAATTTATCCAAATACATCCCAAGCAAGAGATGGAACAGTGATGACAGGGAATGGTACAACCACATTAATTAGGATTTATCGTGAGCACTTCGGTGGTGGTACTAGAGAACTCGATGCTGTAGTGAGAGGATACTACTAATGTCATTCTTAGGTAAACTAGAAAAATCATGGGCAGACCTAAAGGCTTTAGTTTCCGCTAAAGAGATTGAATTCCAATACCACGAAACTACTGAGAAGTATTTTATATTTGCCTTTGAAAATTCTCTAGTATATTTTGTAGATATACATAAAGCCGGGTACGAGCCCGCAGGCATCAATATTTCACAAAATACTGCCGACAGAACAGATTTTGAAAATAATTATAAAGCCTCGGCTAATGGCAAAATAACTCTTAAAGTAATTACGGAACAGGCTAGTGGGTCTCATACAGAAATAGTTATTCGGGATAAGGATAATTCTAACTATAAGGCTTCTGTGAGCGCCGCTGGTAGATTGTTAGTATCTCAGGAACCTCCGGAAGCTCCTCCTGGAACTACAGAAATAAGTGTGACAGAATATAATAATATGTCTGGCACAGATACAGATTACTATACCATACCTAATGGGGAAACTGTAGTTATCCAACGCTTATCTGGAAGTTCAGAGGAAGCCAACGGTGGTTGCGCCATTGAATTGTGGTATGATTCCAACGGTAACGGGAATGGTATGACCATTATAGATGTTATACATGTTAATGCTTCTAGTGATCAACATGATTTGAGTTTTACCGTTGAAGGAAATGGGACCAGGAGAATTGCTTTGAGACGGAGGCGATTGGGAGGTGGTTCCGCAGAAATCTTTGGTCGCTGGGAGGGATACTATTAATGGAAGTTTTACACAAGTACTACTACAAGGAAGTATCCTCTAATACTGAAGACTCTCAAGAGTTTGTGATTCCAGACGGAGAAACGTGGGAAATTACTCGGTGGAATGGTTCTGCTAACGCTTATCGAGAAACGCACGTTTGTGTTATATGGGACTATGATGGAACACAGGAACTCATAGCCATTACCTATAATTCAGAAAAACGAGATATATTGAGAACATTTACCGGTGATGGTACGAAAAAAATGGCCATTGTTTTGGTTAATGATTCCCCAAACGCAGAACGTTTAGGGGCAGAATTTGATTATAAGGTACTATAATCATGCCAACTAAAGCTAGACCTAGAAAGAATGACAGAGCAGCCGATGGACGTCAGCTTGTACGTTCAGATAGCCGTCCTATTGACTCTACGACTTATTTTACCACGCGGGGGGATAGTTCTACAGCTATAGGGGACGGGACCATTATTCAGTGGGATTTTTCCACTTCCGATGACGTAGTTACCGATTCTATAACGACCTCGATTCCTAGTGGGTTTAAGAGAAAGAGGCTTAAGTTAAGTTTCGTAGATGATGTGCGAGTAAAAGAGGGTTGTTTATACTGGCTTAATGCGCCCTTCGGTACCTTTGTTGATTTTTGGGTTATATGTCCAACCAATGGATATTATAAAGACCCTAACGGTACAATTCCAGCTTCTATGCTTGGGTTAGACGGAACTGATATGTACACCCAGGCAACGGCTGATACTCCTCTTGTTCATTATGTAAATCATCACATGATTATGGGTGATTGTCCCATGGGCGATGAAATGAATACGGAGGCTGCGAACGAGAATCCCATCCCCCCAAGCTATGAGTTGTGGGTGGAAATAACGGTAGATTCAAATAATACAGACTGTGTAGGATGTGGGGAATTAGAACTCTATAGAAATCGTACTCATCTACTACCAGGAGAATCTGTATAATGTTACAACTTTGGGCACTTATTAATACACCCATTATGCTTCCTATGATGGTTGCTCAATTGATTCTAGGAGCATTAATTTACGTAGCTGGCAAATTATTTCGCAGTAAAAAGTTAGAGACTCACGGTAAGGATTTAGCCATAGCGGTAGACCAGTTTATGAATGTAGTGTGGTTAGGCAACCCTGACGAAACTATTAGTTCTAGGACAGGGAGAGCAATCAGGTCAGGTAGGCCTAAGTGGTATATCAAATACCTGTTACATCCTTTTGTGGATAAGGCTGCTCAGTTCTTTGGAGATGGCCCCAACCACTGTATAAACGCAATTGAAGAGGACGAGTACGAAGAAGGCCAATACGAAGTGTGGAAATGGCATAAATAACTTAGGGAGAAAGACATGAGGAGGATAGAGACTAGAAAGAAACCTAAGTCTCTGGAAGCTAAGGGGAGAATCCGTATTCTTAAAAACACTCATCACACATGGATTAAATTTTCAGTCTTTCTACAACTAATACAGGTTGCTTTACTCATAGCAATAGCTGGAAAACTTTTTGGCTATTTTAGTTTTTAGGTGCCTTATGAAGACTGAGAAATTGATAAAAAAGATGAAAAGCTCCAGAGATGTACAACCCAAACAGTTGGGTAACACCCCCCAGGGTACTATACAAACACAGGCTGATTCTTCTAAAGTAAAAGAAGAAGTGATGGCAGAAGTAGAAGAAATGTTGGTTCAGAAAGAAGTAGCCGACGCAGAGTACTTTGAGGGAGAATTTAAAGCATTAAAAAATGAGATCAGGTCTCTAAAATCTAGCTACAGTACTTTGATGGCAGAAAATGCTAAATATAAAGAGAGATTAGATACTCTTTTAGAGACTATTGAAAAAGCTAAGGAACAAAAACCTAAAGTTTTTGAAAGGTTGTTTAAGTAATGTCAGTCGTTATAGATTTTACATCTCCTGGTAATCCTCCCAATAATATTACCAGTTTTCAAATAGAGAGAAGTGTTAGGGCTGCTAGCGGCACTATAGCCGCCGCTGGAGACGTAAATAACGTAACTAAAGTTGTCACAGTTACTTTTGATGGTACTCCTCCAGCCGATAACGCCCTGTTGGGAGACCAGATGGAGATTGGCGGATTACTATACAACATTATAGCCAATACTTCCACAACTATCACTTTTTCTCCTACTACCGACCTATCCACCATCACTACGTTTCCGACAACGTTTGTCGTGCTCAATGATCTCGCAGAGTTCAGTACTTTTGAGACTGTTGGCACTGTAACTCCAGACGTTCCTTTCACAGATAACGTTGTCCACCAATATACCGACTCTACAGGTACTATTTATGATTTTTATCAAATAAAAACAGTAGATTCTGGTGGAACGGTTAGTGCCGACCCTCTCACAGACCCCTTCAGACCTGGCCAGGTAGTCAATCTTGCTGTTGATGAAAAAAGACTCACTCCTAAAGACCAACTTGCTGGAATCATAGGAGGAAGTCTGTCTTTTGAGGTTACAGTGATAATTGGAGGACGCCGGCAAGACCCAAAAGATAACCGGGTCGTGGCTGACGTCTTTACTCCTCCTCACATATCTCCAAATGGACGTATGACAGCGATTGCTGAGTTAGAGATGACTCGGGTGGGTCTAGGTCAGTACAGAACCACCTGGACGATTCCTACGGAAGCTCCACAGGCAGTTGGAGGGTTCACCTTATATCCTGATGATCAGTACATTGTAGCGTACAAGGGTAACTTCACAGGTCTTATAGGAGGTGCTCCAGATAACTTCAGAGAGTTTGACAGTGAGTTATTCTCTCTGAGATTCCTGGACGGACCTATTCACGGCAGATTTCCAGCAAACGCAACTCTTGAAGATTTAAGGCAAACTTTCTTTGAAATAGACGCCTATCTTCCAGAGGCATTGTCAGAAAAGACTGACGTAGAAGCAAGAAATAAAGTTCTTCAATATCATCTTGAGAGAGCTTCAGATAAGCTTAATGAAGAGCTTAATATGCATCAAATTAGAGGCAATTCCCAAGACCGCAGGGAGTATGTGACCTCTAGGGCTGTATATACTATCCTCATGGCTGCCAGGGGCCAGAATTCTTCGGCCATTTCGGACAAAATGCTGGAGTTCTGGAGGGATAGAGCTGAGTACGTCCTAGCACAACTCAAACGCGAGGGGATTGCCCAAGGATTTCCTCTGGGTAGAGGTTAATGGCAAAAGACAATCTCAAAATAACGGTAGAAGGGCTAGAAAGTACCGAAGCCTTTTTCGACGCCTTAGAACCTGCTTTGAGGACCAGAATCCCAAGAGGATTACGTACGTATATCAAACGAAATCTAGTACCTCGTATAAAGAAACGTTTGTCTCAGGCCACTCAATCTAAAAACTATACCCCCAATCCTAGTGGGGCTGGAGCAGCTTCCGGGGGTTATGGAACTCCCAAGAATGCTCCGGGATATAAAGAGTGGAAAGATACTAGAGTCAATTTACCCCAAGTTGGGGGGCTGTCTACTAGAGAGTTTGTAGCTACAGGACACTTTGTAGAGTCCATTGCTCTAACTAAGGTAGATAAGGTACTAGATAGAATTACCTTTGAAGTTGGACCTACTCCAGGTCCCAGACCATCAGCTAAAGCATTTTCTGATGATGGAACAGGTGGGGCTAATATTAGTAAAGTAGTTGAAAATACGGAACTTGCAGAGTGGTTAGAGGATTCAGATTATAAATTCTGGGCAACAGAGTATGAGGACGTAGTTAGGGATATTCATCCAGTACTCACTAGAATTATTGTTCAAACTATCAGAAGTCTAGTCAAAGCCTTCTCTAGGATGAAGAAATAATGGCAATAGATTTTATTCGTGTTATTGAGGACATAGAAGAGGCTCTTTCCAGAGAGATACGCCGTATGGTGTTTTTCGAAAGGAGACAGAGAGGTAACCCCGGAGTCACTTTTAGGGAAATGTTCGACCCCTTTACCGGGGAGTTTGTTCGTAAGCCCATAGAGCCCAGATTCTTTGATGATACTGCGGATAGTCTTGTATCTACAAGTCCTCGATTTACTTTAGAACTATTGAAATTATATGAGGATTTAGAGACCAGTAGGGTTCTTCCCGCCATTGGTAATGAGTGCGTAGAGGTTCTGCCTGGTCCTGGAGCGTATGAAGCTCTTTTTGGAGGGGCTGACCTGTTGACAACCAACGGCGGTACCTCAAGTACTGTAACCCTCAATAACCGTAAAATTAGGTCACTTACAACCTCCCATGTGCTAAGAATTCAAAGTGGGGAAAATCAAGGGACTTACAGAATCGAATCTATATCCCTAGTCGGCAACGGACCCCATACCCTAACCCTTAGTAATGATTTAGTGATAGACCTACCCACTTTTAAATATAATCCAGCCGCAGGTATTATAGCTTTTGATAGTTTCGTAGACCTCACCGCAGTCAAAGCTGGTGATGAAATTGAAGATATCGCTGCAAATACCATAACAATTACTGCCGTCAATGTGGGTGATTCCACCTTAGCTGTGGCTCCAGGAAGTGTTGTTGTTTCTGGCCAAGGAGCTAAAATAGCTCGTGTGGGAGATGTTTTACAAGGTGATGATGCGGGAGATGCTCAATATTATCTGGTACTTGACCCCTCTCAACCTATCGAAGGAAAAGGAACCAGTTATAGAAAAAGAAGCTTTCCTATACCTTATACTTTCATTTACTTTATAAAAATTACCAGTCGTGAGAGAGACGACCACATAGCCATAGCTGACAGGATGATGCAAGTCTTTAATCCTGCTAGAGGAACACTACCTATGATTGTTAGGTCAGACGAGTCATTTGAGTCAGAGGCTATTAAGGGAGTAACGGCTGGAGATACCACTATGTTTGTGGAAGATGCTACTCACTTCTATGTTAATGAAAAAGTACGTCTTTTAGATAACTTAGACATAGGAGAGGAGCTTACAATTCAGAGCGTTAATGTAGCTAGTAAGACTGTTACCTTTACTTCACCGGTTACGAAGACTTATGCTTATGACAATTGTCCTATATTAGTAAGTAACTACCGGTATTTATATTTTCAGAGAGATTTCAGGAACCATGTAACGGAAAACAGACAGGATGAGCAATTTTGGATTCATCGTTTTACCTATAGAATCGAGGGGTGGATTGATTCTAGGATTCCTGACTACTCAACTGAACAGACTTTTGAAGACGTAGGGGATGTTAATTTCGTGGAGTATGTAATGGAAGATATGGAGGGTACTGAAAGAAGTGACCCCCTCATTCCATAACATGGAGGAATCATGAGATTTTATAGAAATATTTCTGGGAGTATGCTTCCGCTAGACTGCCTCACCTATACTAAATATCTGATGCCTGGTGAGATAGCAGCTCTTCCCGATTCACGGGACGTAAGACACAACGCCAGACAAGGAAAATTGGTACTTGTCAGAGGCATGGTGGAGTCTAAACCCAGGAAAAAGAAGAAAAAGTACAGACCTCGGAAGAAAAAAACCAAGGTTCTGGAAAAGAAGACTAAACCCAAAAAAGAAAAACAATCAGAAAAGACGGAGAATAAATAATGGCCATTAATACAAATACTGGTCCAGAGAGAGTAGAAGTCACTCCGGTAGCTACTGGTAGTATTCAGGTCCCTGGGGCACCTACTGCTATCACGGCTTTTGTTGTGCGTTCTACGTTGGCAGGTGCTCCGGCTGACACCCCCGTTGAGGCTTTGAGCCTTGAAGAGGTTGTGGAGCAGTTTGGTGATGTGGAATTGGGCGACGCCTTTTATGCTATTCGAGGCTTCTTCGCTAATGCTGGTACTGGCAACAAGGTCATTATCGTGAACGTTGCTCCGACTGCTTCTGGGTCTACCGTGGATGATCGCGGTGTTGCAGAAGCGGCTGGCGCTGGTTTTGTCGAAGATGAGGGAGAAATTGTCACAAGTTTGGCAGTTTCTGGCTACACAGACACTACTGGCGTGTTGGCGTTCAGTGGCTCTCCTGACCTCTCAGAAGTGAAGGTTGGAGACTACTTTAAAGACGATGATGGACGTTTGTTCCAAATTACCGCTGTGGACGATACTGCTGATACGGTCACTATCACTACTGGTCTTTTTACCGTTACTGGCGAAAAAGTTTTCTCTTCAGGCGGATTAAAGGTTGGTTCTACCGCAGGTAAGATTTTGCGGTTGTTTGAAGTGGATGAGCATAATGGCAAAGCACTGATTCAGGAAGGTACTTCCAAAGGTGCAGTTACGGTTGACAGCTCTGTTTCAACTACGGTTGGAGCATCTGCTGGTGGATTTCTGAATATCGGCACTAAAGTGGGTGATATCCTTGTGGATTCAGCCAGTGCAGTGTTTTATATCACGGCTGTTGTTGATGATGACCAAGTCACTGTTGACAGAGCTGGTTGTGCTGTTGGCGCAGCTACCGTGTATACGGGCGTGGTAGAGATTATTCAAGATACCCTCAGAGCGGCTGGTAGTAATGCTTCTGTGGCTCCTCAAAACAGTGTTGCTTTTGAGAGTTCAGGAGCTGGTTTTGGTATTCTGCCGACGAGTGCGGGTCCATGGCCTGCAGACGCTCTCGACGGGCATTTTGCCCTTATCGGAAGCGAAGAGAAGCAGATCCTAACCTCTACTGTGGTTGCTAGCGGTACTCTTAATGCTCAATTCGGTACTTCAGCAAATACTCTGGTTTACACTGCGGCAACGGGTGTGATTCAGTTTGGTGGTGCTGAGGACCTTTCCACAACTAATCCTGGTGACGTGTGGCGTGATGCTGGTGGTACGGATTTCATTATCAATGCAGTTGATGATGGTACTGACCAGATTACTATTGCTCTCAATCAGACAGTTAATACAGCGGTTGGTTCGACTATCAGAGACGGTCAGGTAAGGGTCAATTTTGTTGACACAGCCTTTGATCCGGGTACTGCTGATGTTCCTACCTTCTTTGAGCCAGCGAGTAAGCTGGAGATTCCTACTGATGCTACTGGGTTAGCTGATGATTATTTTGTCGCTGACGCTGTGGCTCAGGATTCTGACTATCTAGGCGACGCTGCGGATGGTAAGGGGCTACATGCTCTTGATGATGTTGACGATGTCAATCTCGTTACCGTTCCTGGAGTTACCTCTCGGGTGGTACAGAATGGTCTAGTAGATTACTGTGAGACTTTTAGGGACGACTGTTTCGCCCTGTTGACTGTTCCTCAAGCTGTTCGCTATGCGGCAGTAGATAGAACTTTGGTCAACGTGGTTATCAGTTCTATTGTGAATGGTGCTATTTATAGTACAGTCACTCTGTCTGGTAGTCCCAGTCTTGCTGGAGTCTCTGAAGGCGATCTATTAAGTTTTAACAGTACTAAGTACTTGATTGTTGACGTAGACGATACTGACAAGAAATTGACTGTGGAATCTACTTCAATTTCAGGTTCTGGGGCAGCTACTATAGTGGCTCCTAGTGCGATTTCTTACAAAGAGACTATTATTAATAATCCTAGTAAGAGAGCGGCTTGGTACTTCAACTATGTCAAGGTGTTGCGTTCATCTGATAGCGCCATCTTGACTGTTGATCCTATCGGCCATGTGGCTGGTGTTATGGCTCGTATCGACGGTCAGATTTCTCTGGGTGGCGTGAGTCGTGCTCCTGCGGGCATCGGTCCGGCTGGATTGGCAGATACGGTTGGCTTGGATCTTAGTATTTCTGAGCGTACTGAGGCAGGTCCGTTGCGACTCAGCTTCATTAACCGGATTACTGAGTTTCCTGGCGCTGGTAGGGTAATCTTTGGTCCTTATACTGCGGATAGTGGCACTTCCCCAGCTTTTACGGCGGAAGAGCAGCTCATCCAAGTACAAAGATCTATCCTGTTTATCAAAAAGTCTCTTGAGCCTGGTCTCAGATCGTTTATCTTTGAGAACTATTCTCCTCTGACTCGTGTTCAGGTAGAGAATGCTATCTTATCGTTCTTGAGGAATAATTCGTATCTGTTCCCTGCAGGTTTACCTGAGAGTGAGCAATTTAAAGTGGTTAGCGTTGAGCCTACCGCTGCTCAAGAAGCTGTTGGGTTGATGAAGTTTCGCATTCAAGTGAACTTCAACACTCCTGTAAGGTTCATTGACATTGACCTGGAATTCCCGATTCCAGAGGCTGCATAAGGAGATAGAAGACTATGGCTAGAAGTTGCAAAGTAGACGCAATTGAAAAATTTCGCTTTACGGTGTCCTTTGATGGGCTCTCCAGAGCGGGATTTCATGAAGTCTCTGTTCCTAAGCAGACCACTACCAAAGGTGAGTACAGAGAAGGTAATGCTCCGGAAAACATGCAATTGTTTGCTGGCTTGCATCGGATGGAAGATGTTGTGATGTCGCGTGGCGTCACGACTAATAAGGATTTTTACGACTGGGTCAAACTGGTCTTCGATCCTGAAAAAGTTCCTGAAGGTCAACCCAACGTGCAGGGACCGGACATTGTTCCTCTGGGTAATGAAGAACTTTATCGCAAAGACATTACTATCACTCTTTGGCAGCGTAAGGGTGTTCCCGCCAAGCAATGGGTTCTCTATAATGCGTTTCCAGTAGCGTTTCAACCGGGTTCGGATATGAACGCTTCTGAGGACGGTGAGAAGTCCATGGAGCAATTGACTGTGGGTTACGAGTCCTTCGTGGAACTCAGTGGCTCGGAGATTACTGCTCCCGAGGCTGGTGAAGATCAGGATACGCCAGTTACGTAATATTTTCTAGAATAGGGGAGGGCAGTAGAGTAGATGGCCTAGCTAACTCAGGTTAGTTAGTAGTGGTTTCATCCCATCGCTGTCCTCCTCTCTAGGAGAGTGGTATGGCTAAGAAATGTATGAAGGGACAGAAAAAAGTCCGTAAGGTCATGAAGGAATATAAGAGCGGAAAGCTTCGTTCTGGTTCCAAAAAAGGACCTAAAGTTAAAAGTCGTAAACAAGCAGTTGCTATTGCTATGTCCGAGGCTGGATTGTCCAAGAAGAGGAAAAAGTAATGGCAGCGAAGAAAAAGAGCAAATATGTTGGTTTTAGTAAACTAGTTAAAAAAATGGGTGCAAAAACCAAGAAAGCTCATAAGGATCGTCTTAAGGGTGGTTTAGCAGATAAAAGTAAACCATCAGATTTTTCTAAAAAACAGTTGGAAATGGGTATTAAAGTAGAGAGGGAACATACCAGCAATAAGAAGATTGCTAGAGAAATTGCTATGGATCACCTGAAGGAAGACCCTAAATATTATACCAAATTGAAAAAGATTGAAAAGAAAAAACCAAGGAGAAAGAAGTAATGGCTTTCATTCGTAGGACTCCTGAAGAAATGGAAAAACTCCATAAGGAGATGTCTCCTAAAAAGAAGAAAAAAGAAAAGAAAAAAAAGAAAGAGAAGAAAGAAAAAGTAGAGGAAAAAGAGGAGTAGAATGTAAATGGCTCGGTCATCTAGTGTAGACGCCGTAGAGAGATTCAGATTCAATGTATACGTCTTTAACGTAGGATTTGACCTCTCTAATGTTGCTAAGAATTTTACTGGGTTTTTAAGAGCTGGTTTCTCTGAAGTTACTTTGCCTCGACAGAATACTCAGGCTATAGAGTACAGAGAAAATGTAGATCAGGCTCATCCGCAACTTATACCCGGCTTAACTAGATACGAGCCAATCGTATTGAGGAGAGGAGTTACCTCTAGCTCAGACTTTTTTAGATGGGCAAAAGATACCCACAATCCTTCCGAAATCGTTTCCACAGGTATTCAGAGGCTCAGCGGTGATGCTTCTGCTGCCCCTCCCGCACAAACTGCCGATTTTCGTAGAGACGTGTTGGTTGTCGTGTATGGGCGAGGTGGTGGAACACAAACGGAAGACCCCACAGGCATCAGTCAAAGAGTCGTGGGAGCTGCTGGAGCGGCTTCTGGACTATCGGCTCTAGGGGATGTAAAGAAAGCGTGGCTTCTCAGGAACGCCTGGGTATCTTCATATAAACCTGGGGACGACTTATCTGCAACCGAAGATACAACGAAGCTGGTAGAGGAAATAGAGCTTCGTTACGAGTCTTTCGAGGAAATCTCACTTGAGGCACTTACAAGTCAGGCCCTATCTCTTGGTACAGGTATTCTTTAATGGCTAGAAGTAATAATGCAGATCCTTTAGATAGATTTAGATGGAAAGTATATATTGTAGCTCCTGCGGGAACACAGTTTTCTAGAGCTGGTTTTACTACCTGTTCATCCCCTGGAATTACTATAGATTATAATGCTTATCCCGAAGGTGGAAGTCATATGGTTCCTAGATTGATCCATAATGGAGCCACTTTTAAACCTATTACCCTTACTAGAGGAGTCATTTCTCAAAAAGGGGTAGATGATTTCTCTAAATGGATGGAAGATGTATTTAAGGCCTTAAATCCTGAACCAGGCTCCGCCCCTGTTAAAAACTATCGTAGAGATATAGTGATTGAGCATTTAGACAGGGATGGAGATGTAGTGAAAAGGTATACTATGAGAAATTGTGTGCCTACCGCCTACGAGCCTGCGTCCGATTTTAGTTCTATGGATGAGACAGCCCTCAGTATAGAAACCCTATCATTCAGCTATGAGGGGTTTGAGGAGCATACCGAAGGAGACTTAACTTCAGTTTTAGATAACCTAAGAGGCTTGTTCTAATAAGGAGGAATTATGCTTATTGAACTACCTTGCGGCATCGTAAAAGATGACGTAGTGTACGATCACGTACGAATCAAAGAGCTTACAGGAAAGCAACAAAACTACTTAATGGACTTTGATTTGGCAGGAGACACTCTCGGACACATCCCGAAAATGGTAAAGGATCTCGCCGTAGAATACCAGACCAAGGATGGTCAGATGGCAGAAATAAAGCCTGAAGAGGCCCTTGACCTTCTGACTACAGATGATATTGAAGTTATTCTGGTAAAAATTCGAGAGGCAACTTTTGGTAAGATGTTGGCCATGCAGGTCACTTGTCCTATGTGTGGTAAACAGCAGACAGTCAGTTTGGACTTGTCTAAGCTTAAAATCAAGAAGCTAAAAAACAAGAAAAAACGTACTGCTAAAATTACGCTAAAAAAATCTAAGAAACAAGTAGTAGTCAGAATGTTGGGATTACAGCAACTTTTTGACCTTAACAAAGCTATTAGGGAATCCAATAAAGAATTCTACACCACTACCGTAGCCTTGTCTATTCAAGAAATTGATGGAAAAGTGGATGTCGTGGCAGAAGATATTGAGGAAATCCCCCTGACTGATCTACAACAAGTGGATAAAGCCTTTGATAAGATTCGGGGTTCTATAGATAATAAAGTTCAGCATGACTGCGAGGCGTGTAAGTTTGAGTTTGAGACTCCGCTGCCCGTAGTCGAGCCAGCTTTTTTCGCCCCATCGCAGACCCTTTCAATATAATACCTACAGATTACATAGATCATCGATCTGATCTGTTAATGGATTACGGGTATTTAGGCGAAGCCTACAAATGGGGTCCGGACCAGGTTGATGGCCTTCCGTGGAGTTTTCGGAAGGAATTAATAGAAATTGATAAGACAGCAAGACAGGAAATAGCAAAGGATGGCAGGCGCTCATAGTGTAAATATAGTCATTAGTGCTCACAACAGAGCTTCTAAACCTATAAAACAGGTTCGAAAGGACTTGAGTAGGTTCAGAACTGAGGTTGTACGCTTCAACCGAAATCTGTTTACGGCCAGTGCAATCATAGCCACTTTTGCCGCTGGATTCAGAAGGGCTTTTAACCTAGCGGGGGTGGGAGCCCAGTTTGAGTTTGTTCGGCAGCAATTCTTAAAGACTTTTGGGCCTCAGGACTATCTCCCTACTCTAAAGAAGGCCGCAAGAGGCACCATGGATTCTCTAACCATGATGCAATTGGCTGTTAAAAACTATGCTCGTGGGCTAAGTAAGTATGAAACAGAAAAGATATTTACTTTGTCCGTGGGAGCTGCAAAGATTTTGGGCACCAGTACTGCCAATGCTGCAAAACAAATGTCTTCTGCCTTTACCAACTTGAGTGTAAAAGGACTTCAAACATTTCTAGTTGCCTTAAACACCAACAACCAATTCTCCAACATGAACGTCCTTATCCAGAAGCTGACTAAAGGACTTAACGCTGCAGGTCGGATGACCGAAAACTTTCGTAGGGTAGCTCTAGCCGAGCTATCTAAGGCTCTAATGCAGTTTGTGGATACAGGGGATAACGCTCTCCAAGTATTTATGGCTGCCAAATCTAGTTTTCAAGATTTGCGTCAGGTCATAGGATCATTCCTAGGAAGAGCTATGGCTCCCCTGGCCAAACAAGTAGCCATGTTGAACTTTGGTATCTTTGCCAAATTACTACCTATTTTAGATGGTGCAACCGACCACATGAAGAGTTTGCGAACAGGAGTTGTTGCTCTCGCACAGTCTATCGGCGGGTTGTTAACAATGGTTGGAGGTTTAGTAGGTGGTTGGTCTCTTTTACGTCTACTGTCTGCTACCTTGGGATTTAACTTAGCCCCATTAATCGGAATTATGGGCGTTCTAGGTGGAGCTTTTTGGGCTGCCAAAGATAAATCTAAAGGTTGGATGGAAACCCTGGCAGATATTGGGGCTGAAATGAAGTTTTATTTCCAAGCCTTTGCCAGCTATAAAGACGGAATTTCTACCTTCTCCAGAGACGTAGCCATGAGAATTGGTGGAATGAGTGATAAGACCCAGGAAAGAATTTTAATGATTGCTAGAGCCTTAGTACACGTCAAACAAGCTCTAATGGGATTTTTTGATGGGGTAAAAGCGGTCTTTGGCCTTGTCGGGGCAATTGCGGCCAAGGTTGGAAGCGTTATAACAGGTATCGGTAAAGTCTTTGGCATGCATAAGCAGTTTTCCATAGAAACTGGGGCAGTAGTAAAGACAGGTGGTAAGCTTCTAGGGGTCGGAGCGGCTGCAGGTATTTTGGGAGGTATGGCTTTAGGCGGAGTAAACAAAGTCGCTAGATTGTTTGGCAGAGAAGGATTTGGAATAAAAGGAGGAAAGTTCTTTGACCGAATCTTTGGAAAGCGTGGAACAAGTGCTACCAAGCCTCTATATGTATTTGATGTTTCCGCAGCTCCGAAGGGCGTATTAGGTAAGTTTTTTGGAAAAGGTGCGGCAGCCGCAGGTGGAGCCGGGAGTCAGATGAGTTTATTCGGAGGAGCAGCGGCTGGCGGAATAATGGGCAAAATGGCTGCCTTCATGATGACTAGTGTGGGAGCTGCTTCTTGGACAGCTATTGCTGGAGTGGTTATTGCGGGTCTTTTGGCTGGTGGAATAATTGGAATTCTGATAGATCACGTAATGTCCAAAATCACTGGAGAAAAGTCCTACTGGATGACAGGAGATGTCGGTCCTACTGGCAGTAGAGTCTCTTTGGAGGGAATGACTCCTGAGCAAAGAAAAAGAATGCATGCTGGTATAGGCCAGGGAGAGGTAAGTATTGCTGGTCGAAAGGTAGACACCTCTGAACTTACTGAACAAACCAAGGAAAGATTTAGAAATCTAGTTTCTCAGGGAGGTATGGTTTCTACAGCTCAGTTGGAGCGGATATTGTCAGATATGAAGCTGACAAACGAGGAATTACTAGAAGTCAATAAGATGATGGAGAGGGACTTGAGTAAAGAACCTTTTCAGTCTGTTAATGACAAACCCAATCAGTGGTCTAATTTTATGGGGCCTAAGACTTAATTATGCGAAAATTTACCTCATACACTTCTAAGCCTTCCCTTCTAAAAGCCTTCCTAGTTCCAGTAGAGGCTAAGAATAATAGGATTCCTGTCAATCGTCAGGACCAAAATATCCTCGAATTGGGACAGTTTTATCTTAATCCAACTACTTGGAATGACAGTAAAGAAACCAAGTGGGTAAAACATATGGTTCCAGGTATGAGTGACCCTCATCAACAGTGGGTTGCTGGTGGTCCCAGAACTATTACGTTTGAGGCTCTAGTGACTCGGGATGTATCATCTAGTGAATCCAAGAACAAAAAAGATAAAACTTCAGTAATTAATACCAGTAGAAAAAACTCAGTAGTTGCGGGTATTGCTTCAGCAGTACAGCAGATAGAAGGACTTACATCCTCAGAGGCTATCTTACAGCAGGGCGAGCGAGAAGGTTCCTTTTTGAACCTCGATATTACTGAAAAACTTAATTATTATCGTAGTTTACTTTATCCTAATGTGGTTTCTTCTGCGAATAGAGTTTCTAGTCCACCCAATCTGGTAAGACTTATAGTGGGAAGTACTTTGGGACAGAGAACCCAAACAGCCCGATTTGTAGTAGACAAAATAGAAATTAGAGTAACCAAACAGTTTCCGGACCTTAGACCCATGGAAGCTGTGGTTGTGTTTACTCTCACCGAGTTTGTTGATAGACCTTTATCTTCTAAAAATGATATTCTTACGGACGTATAATGGCAAATTTTAGACCTGGCTCTAGATATACCAATGGAACCTTCACTCTGAATCCAGAAGATGAAGAATTCTTAATACTTAGAGAAAACCTAGAAATCCCGGAATCTAGCGAAGACATATTCTTTGTCGTAGAAGGCGAGCACATTTACCGTCCTGAAACCATAGCGGTTGAGGTCTATGACCGTCCTGAACTGTGGTGGGTAATTGCAGACATCAATAATATTAGAGAGCCTTTATTTGACCTAGAGGTAGGACAGGAACTTAGAATTCCTCCTTTGGCCGTTGTATTAGAAGCCTTAGATATTATCAATAAGTAAGGATTATGCTAGCTGATTTAAATGAAATGACAGCCCCTTATTTTGAGGTTAGAGTAGGTCCCCCCTACGCCACTAGCGACCAATTAGTGTTACTCCCTCCTTATCTTCACAAGCTCATTCATGTTTTTGAGTATAGGGAAGTAGTAGACGGAGGCAAGGAATCTGCTAGCCAAGTCCGTATTTTGGTATATGAAGATAAAAATCAATCTGGTTCAGTCTTAGATTTGACCTTTGATAATCAAGCTGGTGTTAAATCCCTGACCAAAGAAGAGGTTAGACAGGGTAGGGTACTAGCAGACAAAATTAGAGAAGAAGAAGAAATTCTTGCAAATATCTCTCTTGCTGACCAAAAAAAGAAAGAGGCTCAGGCTAAGAGAGTGGTAGAGCTTCGTAAAGAGCAGGCAGAACTAGCTTCCCAAGCCAGATTTGTTTTCCAAGAGAGAAATACTATAGAAGTTACCTGGGGTTACAGAAATACCGGTAAGCACGTTGACCTTAGCCCCAGAACTGCTAGAGGTGAAATACTTCAGATTAGGCAAAGATTCTCTAATGCTGATATCCCCGTTACTGAGGTACTGGCTGTAGACCAGGGCTTAGGAGAAATGTCAAAGATTTATCCCCAGGAAGCTGTAAATTTTACTGTAGGTAAGGTTAGACAGCTCTTAAAGGATAAGGTCATTCCTAATAGTGCTCAACCGGGGTCTAGTATAGATGAGGACAAAAGAAAAGACACCGCTCCAGCACGAGTAGACCACCTTTTACAAGCTATCACCTATGGTGGATTCTTAAAAAATATAGACCTACGTTTATATTTGACTCCCGAGGAATTGAATCTGGACATCCAAGATGAGCGGAGTGGCAGAGTTTGGGGACTAGGTACTAACCTACACGGATTTATTAGTGAACTTGCTGAAAAGTTATTTGCCCACTATTACATTACAACTGAGGGCAAAAATAACACTACCGTCATAAACTTTGTTTCTAGACGTAAATTTGAATCAGAGGCAGCTTTCCACTTTATGTGGAAGGTGGGGCAAAGTGACCGAGGTATTGAGACCAAAGATAAACAGACTGTTTATAATACTGTCAAAAGTGTCGATTTGGCTCTTTATCCCAAGGGAGGTTCTGGAGCTAGTTCTTCCGGTATTTGTGGAATAACTAAGAAGCCTACAGGTCACATTGCTGGAGCTTCAGTGATTTTCTCGCCCAGGCACGGTGAATTAAAGGAACTTAGAGAGCAGTTAAAAAGAGAGAACAAGAAGATAAAAGCCCAGCAAATGCAGGCTTCTGACCCAAAGAATGCAGAAGTCAATAATTCTACAGGGCTATCTACTTATAAAGAAAACTGCGGGTCTAACGACCACGAAGCCTCTGTGGACAGACTAGCTGGTAGAATGGAGAGAAGCCTCAAACTGTCGTTTCAGACCATTGGAATACCACTTCTGACTCCAGGAACAATTAAAATGTCCAATATAGGTCTCAGGTATTCTGGAATCTATTATATGCTCTCTGTACACCACAAAATCACTCCCCAAGAAGGATATATCTGTAACTGCGTGGGTGAATCTAACTCAGTCACCACCGGCGGCACTTCTGTTGAGGGTCCTCCGGTAAGAACAGATTTAGCGGGTAATGTTAAGCTTCAGCTTAGATCTGACCCTGGTGAAGTGCGTAAAGGTCTGCAACCATTATTCAAGAAAGCCACTAAAAAGTAATGGCCATAAAGTTATTTGATTGGACAGGAGAAACTACTTATCTGGGCAAATCCAAAGGCCTAGTAGTAGATAATAGAGACCCAGACCACAAAGGTAGGATTAGGGTTCAGAGTCCAGTTTTTGGTATAACTGGTTGGATTCCTTATCTTTCTCCGGACGATGGGTTTTACTCAGTTCCAGACATAGGTAACGTGGTATATTTGGAGCCGGCTGGCGGAGACCTTAGATTTCCTATAGCAACTGCTCTAATTCATGGTGGAGAAAAAGGCAGTAGAGATATTCCTCCTGACTTTCAGAGAGATATACCTACTAACAGAGGTTGGTTCTCTCCGGGAGAATTGGGTAGTACTGGTAAACCCACTAGTTTGAATAGTGGCCATTCTCTGCAGTTTGATGATGGTTTAGCCGTACTGGACGATGGAAGTGTCACTCACAGTGCGGAATCTAGAGGGGTTCGTATGACCACTTCTGGAGGTCATGCTCTCCGTATGATGGAAGAGGCCTCAGATGGAAGTCAAGAAAATCGCGTAGATATTAAGACCTCCAAGGGATTGACTATAGAACTCATTGACGACACAGATGGCTCTGATCCCAATAGAATACGTATTAAAAATAGTGCTGGCACCATCTTTATCGATATTGATATGGAGAATGATATCATAGAGATAGACGCCAATAATGTGAAAATAGGTACCAATGCTGCGGAGGCTATTGTAAGAGGAGACACTTTTAGAACTCTCTTTAATAGTCACCGACATATATCGGGTGCTCCCGGAGTTCCTACAGACGTTCCTACTCAACAGATGGACCCATCCAGTTCTAATACTCATTTAAGCTCTAAACACAAGGTAGAATAATTATGGCTATGACCAAGAGTGATATGGCAGATTCCATTGAAGATGCTTTGACAGCAGCGGGTATACCTTTTAATATGAGTGCCACTACGGAAAGTGGTAAGAGTATGAGAGAAGTGTTGGAGGCTTTCTGTCAAGGACTTATTGATGGAATAGTAAATAAGGCTGAAATTACAACCACTTCTGGTGCTCCCGATAGTGAGCACACCGGGAATGTGACAGGATAATGGCTACTAAAAAGTATTTAGGAAAAGCTTTAAAATTTCCCATAGATACGAAATTCGTACCTGAGGACGGAGTAGACCTAGTTTTACAGGATGTACAACTTTTGTTGCTAACTCGTCCCGGAGAGAGGGTAATGAGACCGACTTTTGGATGCGGTATAAATACCCGTCTTTTCGATAATTTAGATACAGTAGCTAGCGTAGGTGCGGTAGATATAGCAGAAGCCATACGGGAGTTCGAACCTAGAGTTAATCTCCTAGAGGTGGTTCCAGTTATAAATAGATCACAAGGTATTGTCTTGTTTAGAGTCAGAATGCTTATTAGAGACGCAAATGTAGAGACGAACCTAGTCTTTCCTTTTAAGCCTGCATCTGAACTAAGTAACAGATAAGGAATAAGACATGGCTAATTCTTCAATAGATTATATTGCCAAGGACTTTGATTCCATTGTTGACGCTCTGATCACTTTTGCTACAGTCAACTTTGGAGAGGACTCGGCAGGAAACCGACAGTGGACCAACTTCAATGAGGACGATTTTAGTCGTACCTGGTTGGAAATAGTGGCCTACGTCGGAGACCTAATTTTCTATTATCTAGATGTTCAAGCTACTCAAAGTAACCTAGAAACGGCCACCATTCGTTCGGCAGTTCTAGATATAGCTAAACAATTCGGATATATTGTTCCCACAGCTTCTTCGGCTTCTGGTTTAGCTACTTTTACTTTGAATACTAGCGATACCATTCCCGTGGGATTTAGAGTTTCTGCAGACAATGGGGCAGAGTTTTTCACTACTAGTAGCTCTCCGCAGGCTGGGTCTACTACGTTAAGTGTGATTCTCCCCGTTATCCAAGGTGAGCAGAGGTCTGAGACCTTTACAGCTAAGGGTGTTCAAAATGAGGAAGTAGTGCTTGGTTTCACTCCTCTCGTTATTGATACCACTAACTCGGTATCCACTCTCAGGTCTCCAAGGATCACTGTTAATGGCAACTCCTATGATCTAGTAAATACCTTTATTGACAGTTTACCCACAGATAGGCATTATAGAGTTGTTACTAATGAGGACGGACAAACAGTAATTCGTTTTGGAGATGGTATTTTTGGAGAGGCTTTGGCTCCCAACGATACTATCGTAGTGAGCTACCGCACAGGTGGGGGCACGGTAGGAAATATTCCAGCAAGTACTCTTAATACATTAGTAGACGAAGCCACCTTTATTGATTCTGTTATAAATACAGAGTCTTTCAGTGGTGGAGCGGATGACCCAACTATTGATAGGTTAAGAGAACTGATTCCGGCTTCTCTTCAAACTTTAGAGAGAGCTGTGGCCGTAGACGATTATGGTGACATCATTGTTGCCAATTTTAGTAACGTTCTAAAGGCTGCTGCAGAAGAGAATATAACGGACAGCGGAGTAGACGTGGATATCTATGTGGTACCGTCTGGAACGACTATCACTCCGATTACCACGAATTTATCTCTTTTTAACAGTATAACTGATTACATAGATAAACGGAAGACAGTCACAACCACCTTTAGACTGTTGGATGCGAATGGTGTGGACGTTGACCTTAAGTTAACGGCCTTTCTCCTAGAGGGAGCTTCACGGACTGAGGTAGCTCAGGATATCACCACCGCGTTTACGACCTTCTTTGACCTCTCTGAAGGAGATACTGACGGAGCAGGTACGAAGTTTGGTCAACGAGTACTGCTTAATGACCTCTACGCTCTACTGGATGATATTGAGGGCATTGAGCGGTTTGAAATCACTAAGTTTAACTATATCCCAAGAATAGAACCCACTACAGCGTCTGGTACTAATTATTTGCAAAGTGAGGTTGAGGTTCTGACTCCCTCTGAACCGTCTGAATGGTTGGTGGCCTCTGAATACAATGCTGCTTCCCCGGACTACAACCCCTTTACCGTATATAAGAGACTTACCGGAACTGTTTCTAACCTGAGTGCGGACAGTTTGGCTGATGATGATTTGAATTTGGCCGTGGTAGAAAGTACAACTTCTGCAGTAAATACAGAAGGTTCTAACAACGTAGTTTTTGATAACAGTCGCACCTTCGTAGTAGATGAGTTTGTTGGAGGAGGTTTTCTCCTAGTAGACTCTTCCAACAATATTTGGAATATCACTGATAATGATGCTCATTCTATCATATTGGGAGCGAACGCTATTAACAATACTGTGGTTTCGGACGTATCTTCAGGCAGTTACAAAATCGTTCGAAGCATGATAGGCCAGAACCTAATCTTTCGTAACTTAGTGTTTTCTAATATAGATTTTAATACACACAATACCCTATATCGAATAGGCTCCAGTTTTGACCTTGTGGGAACCATCGGAGATGAGTTCAAAATCTCTATTCCCCAAACAAATATTGGAAACTTTGGGGCTCCTGTAACAATTACTGCTTTCACGTCAAGTACTCCCACAGCGGGGACAGGAAGAGTGACCTTAGCGGGTAACCCGGACTTGTCATCTGTAACTGTTGGACCCTCTAGCAACTATCTATTAATTGATAGTAATTCCAATGTATTTGAAGTAATTGCAGTCGATGATATCAATAAAACTGTTGATATTATTCATCAGGCTGGGGTTACTACGGCTCCTACAGTGTCTGGAGGAAAGCCTGCTTCTTTGGCTCCCAGGTATTATAGTGATGATTCCGAAGTGACCTTTGTCATAGGACAGGGAAATAGAGAGACTGGTATAGGTTTTCAGGCACGGGGCAATATTCAGACAGTTGACCCGGCTAATATTAGTGACGCTGAAACATTTGTATTGAACGACGGCTCTAACCCTGCGGTTACCTTTGAGTTCGAAAAGACCGGTGGAGTCGGTGGAGGCAACGTAGCGGTAGACATATCTTCGGCTACGGATGCAGAGGATGTAAGAGATATTATAGTTTCTGCCGTTAATGGAGCACCTCTATTAGCTATTACTGCTACTCCTGGTACAGCCACTAATATGGTGATTTTACAAAATGATGCTGTAGGAAGCCAAGGCAATCAGACCATAATTAACGGTGTTGCCGATGCAGGGTTTATTACTACGGGCATGACTGGAGGTTTGGATTCGGGTAGTTTGCCTACTCCGGTAATTCCAGCTTCTGGGAAAACTTCTACAGACTTAGGTCTGGACACAGACGGCAATGTTATTGATATTTTCGTCTTTAGAGTGTCCGGATATGTTGACGATATTATAAATCTGAGAAAAAGCGAAATTCCTGAATTTTCAGAAGATAATTTAGAATTAGACCTTAGAGGGGGCGTAGCCTAATGTCTACTTTGACCATCACTAGACCGCCACAATTTTTAGATCCCTGGTTTGCAGAAATTGAGCAAGTATGGGACGAACTTGAAGCGGCTACTAACGACCAAGAGACGAGGATTGGGAATCTAGAGATAGCTATAGTCTCAGATGTGGTCACCTCTCTGTCTGCTCAAGGGGAACCTGCTCTTACAGGTCCTGTTGTTCTAGATAAGGGAGATGATATTACTCTCACACAGGTGGGCAATACTATTACCATCGGTGGAGGTACTTTAGACCACGGAAATCTGACTCCTGCTACTCTTTTAGATGATGACCATACCATCTATCTGCTTGCAGATGGTACGAGATCTCTTACTGGAAATATGAGTCATGGTTTAACCCAGGCTCTAAACTTTAGAGTTGAAGGATTTGCAGTTCCTCCCGCAGCAGGTAACCAGGGACGTTTAATATTTAACCAAACGACTGGTAGATTAATGATAGACGATGGGTCTGCTTTCATTGATTCTGGTGTTACGGTCCATGCTGACTTGACTGGATTAGGTGCAGACGACCACACCCAGTACGCAAGAACAGACGGTACCAGAGATATTACTGGAGACCAGACCTATTTACAAGACATTATAGTTACTGGCCAATACCAAGCTCCCGCCACAGAGACCTGGGAAGCCTATTCACAAGAAGATGATGGAGGTTCTGCTCTAGCATTTCTTATGGATACAGCTAACCTCATGGATACGGCTGGATCGCAGGTACTGGCAGTTAGAAATGCAGGAAATGAATTTTTTGCTATACTTAGAGATTCTGACCCGAGCCCCCTGGGGACCTTCTCTGATGAGCATGTAATTAAACTTACTGAAAAGACAGGTTCTGATGTAGGTTATTTAGCAATGACTACCGACCCAGCACTGGTTCTACTAGGTGTGGATGGGGTTGCTGTCAATGCTATCTCAGTAGATGCTTCTGGTGATTATCTGGGCGCAGTTCAGTTGGATGGTGATGGTCCCACCCACGCTGCTCTTTTGGCTCAAGATTTAGATGGTTCCGGTTCTCCCAAAGCTGAGGTATCGGCAGAAGATACTATTGGTGGTGGAGAAAAAGCTGAGTTTACAGCTAGTTTAGCTGCTGGCGTTGACCCTCTCGGAAGGGTTAGAGCTACAAATGGTGCGGTAACTGCTTATGCTGACCATGTATCTCAGCTCGATGGAATTAATCCAGAGGCTTGGGTAAAAAGTACTTCTGGATCAGAAACTGCTAAAACAGAAGCTAGTTTTGATGGCTCGACGGTCCCTTTTGTGGAGTTAGAAGTCGCAGCCACTGCCGGTACAGATAAGCTTCTGATAAAGAACGCTGAATTTGATTTTCAAGTAGATTCTAATTCTGAACTACAGATTAGAGCTGGAGAAGTAGAGGTTTTTGGTACCTTAATTGGTGGCTCTTCCCCATTCTTAATCGAGTCTAAGGAAACAGACGGAGCTTCGGCTATTGCATTCACCCTAGATACTCAAAACGCTATAGCCAATGACGACGCTAAATTGTTGAGTTTACAGACAAATAGCGTTGAGAAAGCATATATAGGTGAGGATGGTAAAGCATGGCTTCCCGGAATTGTCTTGGGACGTCAGACAGGAGATCCTATAAGCAATACCGAAGGTGAGGGACTTTATGTAGATAACAACGGTGATCTTCAGTATCATGGACCAAATGATAATCTGGTACAGATAACGGATGGGGATGACCTAGTTAGTAGCCTAACCTCGGATACCTCTCTTTCGGCTTTTATCGACAGAGATGACGACTCGACTACAGAAACTTTTACTATTTATCATAATACTTTGACTCCCAATCCTGGTGACGAATTGCTCCAGGTTAGAGAGAATGGTGAAGTTGAAATATATGGAGGTCCTCTGATTGGTGGTTCGTCTACTTTTGAACTACGGTCGAAAGAAGCAGATGGAGCCTCAGCGGTTGGATTTACACTAAATACTCAGAATAACTTAGCAAATGCTGCCGCAAAGATTCTTAGCCTCCAGAATAACTCTTCGGAGAAAGCATATTTCGGAGAAGATGGGAAAGCCTGGGTGCCAGCAGTTGTTTTAGACAGACAATCTAGTGATCCTATTGGCGCTGCAGAAGGGGAGGGTATATACTCTGATTCTTCTGGAGACCTTTACTATCACGGGCCTAATGATAATACCGTCCAAATTACTGACGGAGATATCATGGCTGGCAGCTTTGTAACCATCGTTCAGCCTGGTTCTTCAGCCAGTTCTGAAATACTAGCAGCCATAAACGCTGCAGGAACGGCTGGCGGAGGTATCGTACAACTCCTCGCTGGTACTTACGAAATTGATAGTGTCATGAATGTGGCAGTAGGAACTAGCAACGTTACTCTACAAGGTGTGGGAGATGCCACAGTACTGGAACACGATGGAGTAATTACGGGCAACCTATTGCAGTTCACAAGTTTGACAATAGCTAACAATATTAGTATTAACAACGTCACCAAAGGTGACACTTCTATTTACGCTACCACACCAGCCCAAGCAGGATCAGTTCAAACAGGAGATATCATTTTCTTGAAGGGTACGGATTCTGGCACAGAGATAGACGCAGAAGCACATGAAGCAGCAGCTAATGGTAATGGTACTACGGGCGAGATTCAATTAAAACGGAATGTACAAAGAACCATGACCTCAGTAACTACTCAGATTTATAGAGGCGGTGAGGGTATAAAGATTCGAGATCTCAAATTTACGACCTCTGGAGCAGTTGCAGGCACGGCAGCTATTGAACTAGACCAAACCAAAGATGCTGTTATTGAGAATATAACCATTCAGGATTGGATGCTAGCACAAACCAGTGATATGATTACTATGGGTAGTCACGGCATCAACAATTCCTTGCAGGGATGTAAATTTATTGGATGTAATGATGATTGTATTTTAACGTCTGATCAGATTGATATGAAAGTCAAAGATTGTCTGTTTCAGGACGTAGCCCAATCTAAATCTATCGGCATCGCGGCCCTGAATCTAAGCGGAATCTGTGTGGATACTGAGATTATTAGAAATGAATTCAAAACCGTTGGTGGAATTGGGGTGAAAATCTTCGCAGCCAATCAAAGAAGGACAGCTATCTCAGCTAATCAGTTCTATGATATCTGGGAAACCGGTATTTATGCAGAGAAAGAAGCTGTGATTGCTAATAACTATATGGAGAGTCTTGGGGCCGCTTCTGGAACCCAGGGAGCCATAACAGTTAACGGCAACGGAAATGATGTAGTCATTCAAGGCAACCATATTAAGGATTTTAATCTAGGAATTCTGGTTGGAGCTTTAGCCTCTAGTATAGTTGTAGATGGAAATGTCTTACGTACCGGTACCGACACCGGAATTTCCTGTGATGGTACTTTCTGTACTGTGACTGGAAATACTGTTCAGGGGGCTTACTTCGGAATGTTGGTGGCCAGAGTAGGAAATGTTGTCTCTGGTAATATCTGTAGAAGTAGTGGCTTAGATGGTATTTTAGTTTCCGGAACAGCAGATACTTGTGTTATTTCAAATAACGTTTGTCAAAGCAACGGTGATAATGGTATTGAATTACAAGCGTCATCGGTTGATTGTATCGTTTCAGGCAATAACTGCAACGGAGATGGTATTACTAACAACGGTACAGGCAACAACTTAGCTAATAATATGGAGTAAATATGGCAGATCAACCTATTAAAAATATTAGCGGAGAAGTAGACGGGGCTAGTACAGAAGGTCACGTTTTCGATACCGAAGAGACCTATACTACTCCAGGTGCTAAAGTTGCAGTATTTAAAACCGGGGGCAACACGGTCGCGTCTATCGCTAGAGATGGAACTATTAGTTCTGCAAATGAAGTCTTGGTTTCTCCTGACGAGGGATTTGCAGGCATCGATTCCGCCGTAACATCCCTAAACGCTTCAGGTGGAGGTAAGATTGTTCTTCTGGATGGGGAATATAGTATGGGATCTTCTCTATATACCTGGACAGAAATAGAGAATATTGAAATAGTAGGAAAGGGTGACGCTACAAAAATAATGCTGGATACCTCCCCAGGAGTTCCTTTGTTCATTACTGGAACAGTCAAGGGAACTACCAGTGTACCAGTCAATGATACGACCGCAGGAGATACCAGCATTACCTTCACTACCCCGGCTAACGCAGGAACTTACTTAAAAGGATACTGGATTAGTCTCGCTCTAACAGATGATGAGACTGGGGATAGTCAGTGTGAGTTAGTTAAGGTAGCGGCTGATGGAAACCCCGGCACAGGGGTAGTTGACTTAGAGTGGCCAGTGGGTAGAGACGGAACCAGTGTTACTGCGTGGGGCTGCAAACCTGCAGAAAATATTAAGATTAGTAATCTAAGATTCATTAGAGAGAATGCTCCTGGCGGTACTGAAAGATTTATGGATCTTCAATATCTATTCAATTTTACTCTAGATAGTGTATCCTTTGAGACAGACGATGCTACTGGAGCGAGTGATCATGCTTTTAGGTCTACGGGTTACAGCGGATTTTGGCATGTGCATAGAAATAGAATTGTTAATACCACTCGAATGGGAATGCACATAACAGGTACCTCCTATTCAGAGTTTACTAACAATTATTTTATGAATTCCTGTCAATCAGATTTTTCCGACAGTTCTTGTATATGGATTTCGGGCAGAGTTCGACATACTCTTGTAAAAAATAATCAATTTGTATATTCCAAACAGTATGGGGTACGTTTTGATGCTACTTCAGGATACTCTCCTTACTTCATGACTATCAAAGATAATGAATTTTTAGGTATCGAAAACACAGCTATAAACATAGGAGCTACCAAAGATACTATAATCGAGGGAAATAAAGGAGATTGGGGAGGCTTTCAAAAATCTGGCAGCGGGGTAGGCGTCTCCATGGCCGGAGCAGAAAGATGTCGCATCACTAATAATACTTTTGTAGGATGTGCGTTCGGTATCGGAGTGTCTACGGCCTCCAAATGTACCATAAACCACAATACTATATATGGTAGATATTATGGAGACGGTATCTCCTGTGGTGGAAATGGAAATAACATTTCAAATAACGTTATTACTAATGTGGGTTATGGAATTACTGTAGGAAGTGACGCTCAACGCAATGTCATTTCTAGTAATACAGTAGTAGATGTAGGGAGTACTCATGCAATCCGAGTTAATACGACAGCACATAATAACGTTTTTATAGGAAATGTTCTGATGGGTTGCAACAATGCAATTAATTTGGCCGCAACAACCTATGATAATATAATGATAGGTAACCAAGGTGGGGAAGAAGGTATTGTTGACGCCGGAACTAACAATCAACAAATAGGGAACTTTGTATAATGGCTAATAAACCAGTAGAAATTAAAGGGGGATTCCCGGATGGGGCGTTGGCCGAAGCTGTATCGGTGGATACCAACACTACCTATTCGGATGATGACTCAAAAATATTAGTAATTAAAAATAATGGGAGCGAAGTAGCCCATTTTAAGAAAGATGGTTCCCTTTCAAATGCTGCCGTGGTGACTGTCCTTCCCGGAGAGGGCGGAGCAGGTATTCAGGCAGCCATCAATACCGTACATGCTACAGGGGGTGGAATTGTACAGTTATTAGAGGGAACCTATAACGTTACTTCCAATATTATTCCTACTTTAGGGGCAAGCAATATTGATATACGTGGGATGGGTGATTCTACCGTTCTTAAAGTATTCGGGGCTAGCGTTAGTTGTTTTAATTTTCAACCCCTAAATGGTGGAAACTGGCCATTAAATAACCCAACCGCTGCAGATACTAGCATATATACTACTACCGCTTCTCATGCAGGGTCTACTTTAGAGGGAGAGTGGGTTATTTTATTCGGCACTGATTCAAGTGGAAATCCAGTTCGTGAATGGAACTTTGCAGCAGCCGATGGTAATCCCGCCACAGGTGAGATTCAATTAGTGAATCCAGTTGTTACGACCATGACTTCTGTTACTTTGTATAGTGGGACTGGGAATATAAATAACTCATTTAGTAATATGAAAATTTTAGCGGATACTGCTACATATCCATCTGCTATTACCAACGTAAACCCTATTAGACACCGTTATGAAAACATAAACTTTGTTGGAAATTTTGAACACGGTCTTCGCTTGGTAAGTCCTGGTTTTAGTAATGTTATTTCTCGCTGTCTAATGAATGATGTTGACAAAAACCCTATTCAATTAGTTAGTCAATTTCAGGTTATTATTGAAAAGTGTTGGATTAGAGATTGTGCTGCTTTAAACCTCGAAAATAGTCACGATGTTGATGTTGAAAAGTGCTTTATTATTGATAGTAGAGGTTCTGGTATTGATGCTACTGGTCTTAATCGTCGCTCTAAAATACGTGGTTGCAGCATTGTAAATCCTGCGGGGATTTTGATAGAAGCTGGCGATTTAGAATGTACTATTGCAGACTGTCACTTTGTAGATGGAACTAATATATCTTGTAGTGCTGGTAAGCATATCGATATTGTCGGTAATATGTTCCTTCGCTGTACAAGCATGGTGAGTGGTCAGACCGCAGAATATATAACTGCAGTAGGGAATACTGGAAAAGAGATTTCAGGATCTGCCTTTGTTGGAGGCACAAATTATTTTGTAGTCAAAGGAAATAATGTTGATCTTGGTGGCGATGCGTATGAAGGCTCTTGCGATTATTTAATTTTCGAGGGAAATACCATTCAAGGTGGTTTTAGAGGTGTTCGCCTTTTGGGCGATTATGCAATGGTTCAGGGAAATACCTTTATTGGAAATACACAAGATGTTACGGTTGTATCTGGTGTAGGTCATTATATTGGTCCTAACCAATTTGGTACCACTAGAAATTTTGTAAATCAAGGCCAGGTAGATGTTGCTCAAGTAACCACTAAACGAGTTACTAAGGCATTCGATGAAACAGATTTTGCAGCGGCTGCTCTAACTAATGATATTGAAATATTCTCTCTTCCAGCTAAAGCAAGTTTAGTGGATATTTATGCAGAAGTTACACAGAGATTCTTGGGTGGTTCCATATCTTCATACACTATTTCGGTAGGAATTTCTGGGTCATTGACTAAGTATATGTTAGCAAATGATTGCTATACTGCAACGACTATGCATGAAGATTCTACTAAAAAAGGTACAGCTCTCACAACTACTGGAAATTCTAATGTTGAAAGCTCATCTGCGGCCACGAGTATTAGAGCACAAGCCACTAGTGTTGGAGATAATTTAGATCAAGCAACTGGTGGTACAATTAAATTTTATATAACCTATAGAGACATAGTGTAAGGAGACACACGATGGCTTTAGAAAAAACCTTAACCACTCCTGAGGCACAACCTAGTCTGACTAAGGTTCGGATGTATATTAAGGAAGTTAATCCAGATAAGAAACTCCTTAAAGTGGAACTTCACAAAGGTTTTCTAGATGAAAGTATCTTCAAAACTGTTAAAATTATTCCTGTATTTATTGTAAAGGACGAATATGATTCTGTAATGGATACTGAAGGTGCTACTGGCACAGCCGTAAGAGAGACCTTAGCAGAAGCTATTTGGACTTGGTTACAGACAAACGGTCATATTGACGTACAATAATAAGGAGTAGTTTATGTCCGGTTGGGGAACAGGACCATGGGGCGGTGGACCCTGGGGCGGAGGAGTTTCTGACCTCAGTCTCGTAAGAGAATTTACTGCCCGAAATTCTAATCCAAATGAAATATCCTTGACATGGAAAAAACCTCTAGGTTTTCCCAGCGATCAGGAGATAGTAGTTGTTCGACGTAAAGATTCATTTCCTATGGAACTTTACAACGACGACCCTCTCTTTTCTGCTAAGGTAAACGTCTCTGGCTTCACAGATGTAGTTCAGGTGGAGATATTCCGGGGGTCGTTAATTCGAGGTAGTAACGGAGTGGGTACCGAAGGCAAGCTCACGGATGCTCTGATGTCTTTTCCTACTTCCCCTTCCCTAAAAGGACGGATATTAAGAGATTCTTATAGTAAAAACTACCGAATAATCAGTAATACAGCCACAGAGATTTTTATCGATGGGAATGACATCCCAGCAGACGGACAATATGTAGTTTTGGTTGATTTTCCAAACTCCAATGAAGCTGCTATTAGTGGCACCTCCACATCTGTAGGCTCTGGATTTTTAAGAGATACTAGTCAAAGTTTCGAGTTAGAGTCTCTCAGAGATCGTATACTGGTTGATCAGGCAGGTAACAGATTTGTTATTATTAATAATACCTTAGACTATATCTCTGTTTCAGGAACTCCCGCGTCGGGGGACTATACCATTTTACAAGAGTTTGCCGACTTTGTTAGTCCCTCGGAGACAGTTAAAGGTCAGTTCAGTTACGTGGATATTTATGTTAATAGTACAGAAGCAGCAGCTCGTACAGGAACTGGTCTAGAGGATAGTCAATTCTATTATTATACTGCTTTTACTCATAAAACTGGTGAAAATGTTGCTCAGTCTGTGTTCTCTACGTTCGGCACTGCAGACGCTACTCAAAGTGCTGCTTTGTCTACATTTGATAGAGAGTTCAAAGAGATTCTTCTAAGATATTGGCCTAATGTGTTTAAATTAGGTGACCAGACTGGAGATTTCGAAGACTTGATGGCAGTATTCGGCTTCGGATTCAACGAGATATATGGTTTTGTTCATACATTTAATTTGACAAATCCTGACCGGATGTACCATACGATTCTACCAAGTTTTACAGAACAATTAGGTATATCAGTAAGGCAGGTGGGGATAGATACTAATCGACGTATTATTTCAGACCTTCTTCCTACACTTAAACAGAAGGGCTCTAAAGAAGGTATTGTAGATTTTATAAGAATTATAACTACTTGGGATTGCACTAATGGTACTAAGGATGCCAGCTCTATTGTAGATGATGCCCCAAACCTTAATTCTTTAAGATTCTATAGTGACACTTTGGGGTCTGATAATACGCGGTTATTTGGTTTTCAACAGGCTTTTTTAAATGACCCTTTTGTTTCCTACACCTATACTTCAGGAACAGGTGTAATTCAATGGTCTGCTACAGTGGATTTATCCAACGTAGTTGTGGGAGACTTTTTCATTGACGGAGCAGGGTCGTTTTTCGATATTCTAGGAGTAGACAATAGTTCAAATAATATAACTATCGACGTAGGCCAAACAGTAGATACGTCTTCAGGTGGGGATATATATAAGAAGACGCCTCTCACAGATGTGGGCACATTCTTCGATACTTTACCCGGCATCATTATTCCTGGGTTCTTTACCTTTAGGGAATTTGTGGTAGAAGTTGAGGACATAGCCTTATTTGTTGGTGAGAGCACAAATATAGAGCTTTTTGAAGATATTAGCCGGTTGACAGATTCTACGGCTAACTTCGGCGGTATTAATAATCTCGTAGGTAACTTCTTGATTCCTAAACAGGGTCAAGTTAATGATATCTTTGAGATTATTTCTAACACCGCAACTACGATTACAGTATCAGGGGTAGCTAGAGACCCAGAACCCGTAGGAGACTATGTAGTTCTTTCACCCCTGAATACAGCACGATTTAGGGTTATTTTATCTTTGATGCGTTCATTCGCACCATCCAATTCAAGAATGGGAATACAATTTACGTAAGTAGGAGATTAATCGATGGCTCTGCCTACCAATACATTTAGACCACTGAGGTATTTTCGGAGCAAATTTCGGGAAGGTAAATACTTACTCGCTGCTGAAGCTACCGATATACAATTAGAGACTTTTGAGGATCTTAGGCGGTTTATTCTAAATACCTACGGCGATGTTGCTGTTGGTCCCGCCTTTAGACCCGACCAGATATCTACGACTGAAATTCGACTTCGCCCCGGTGAAGCGTGGGACGGAGGAGTTCCGTTTCAGCTTAAATCAGGTACCGACGCTAGAGTTGTAGCTGGAGTTTTACCCACTGGGGTAACTTTAGTTGACACTTCGGCTGGAGCTTTGGACACTGGAGGTAAAAGTCTAGACCTGTCCGGAGGGCTCACAGACGGTTCTTATTCCGTTGTTATGGAAGCTTATGAAGAGATTGTTAAAGAAGCTGGTGCTGGAGCAGTAGACGGCTTTCTGGAAGGCGTAAACGTTGGGGAAGGTACTCAACATAAGTTTAGGTTAGTCTATAAGGTTAATGTGGTCGAAACCTCGGACTTAACTCAAACTCCTACCTACCCTCTATCTGGAGCAGGTATTGATTATCATTACGTAAATGAAATTAATCTTACTCCTTCGGCTTCTGAAAATTACCTGGTTTCATCCATCGATATTACACCAGACGTTAATGGAGCTGATAGGCGGATTGTTCTTAATAACTCCGCAAGCAATATCCCATTCTCAGTAGATGCCGAGGATTTCATCTTCGGTACGTTAGAAGACTCTGATGGAAATCTCTTTACAATTACAAGTATTTCCACGAGTGATGGTGGTGCGACGGTCACTATGTTGTTGGACCGCGAGGTGGACATCAACACCAACGTACCTAAAGCTGGCCTCCCAGTAATAACCAATGGCGTTGATTATAAGATTAAGAAGAGAGACTTCTTTGTAACAGACGCAACTGGAGTTCCGGAAGGCAAACGATTCTTTAGAGTGGCAGACTTTACCTTTGCTACTGGGGCTCTTACAGGCCTCACAGACCTTAGAACCGTAACTGAAATTAACAGTTTTGGGACTGACCCTAATGCTAGACTCTCCGGTGGTGGAGAGATTTCTTGGAGCCTGGTTACTAACGCCTTGACTCATAGTCAGGATTTTGACATAAGTCTGCCTGGATTAGCCTATTTGGGCAGCGTTCCAACTCCTCCAGGAAGTATTACTCTAGCCAGTGATGGAGATGTGGCTTATATTCTACTGGATAGGGAAGCCACTGCCGATTACAGTGCTACAGCTACAGTGGTTCCTAAAGCAGATGTACCTAGTAGCGTAGATGTCTACGTTGTGGCTGAGCGTAGAGGAAGTCGAGTATACTTCCCTCACAATGGTTCTATTGGAGATGGAGAAACGGGTATTTTGGGAGCGTTCGGAGCAGCCTTTAATAAAGACTTGTCTCTGGACCTATTAACTGACGCCATTACGGAAAACCAGGTAGACGAGGTCTTCGCAGAGACCTTTGATACTCAGAACTACGTAGATTCTGGGGCTACTATCGGTATGAATTTTGAGCCGTTTCTCAAGAGGTACGTGTCTACGACCTCTGCTAGATTTGTAGATTATGATGCTGACGTGCTTCCAGCAGCCGACCCGCAAGACCCATGGACCAAGGTGGGGGCTCAGGTAGAAGCTGTTGCAGCAGGCATCCTAACACTTACAGATAGCTCCATAGGCGACCAAATCGCTTATACTCGCACTGAGTCAAACCTAGTACCAGATTCTCAAAATGTGGGCAAAATGAGAGCCAGGATTACCGCTGAAGGTGGTACTGGTAACCCATTTACCTATGAGGTGAGAGATGGAACTAGTGGAAAACATTTTGGATTTGCCCTAAGTACTACCGCAGTTGACCTAATTGATGGCTCTGGAGCTTCCTTGGCTACTTACGCTTTGGACGGTACTCTATTCCATACCTATGAACTTCAAAAAATAGGTCAGTTAGCAGTTCAGTTATGGGTCGATGGTGAGCTCGTAGCAACTCAAGATTATTCAAGTATTTCCACAGGTTCTGGTGGAAGTAGTGATATTGCTTGGGGAACTACAGTTACAGCTACGGCTACAGTTGAGTTAGATTGGGTAATTTTCAATATCTATCAGTCCATTCTTCAGACTGTAGATATCTTTAAAACCGTAAGCGTGTTCTATCCTGGCGATACCGTTCCAGCTTCTGATCCAGACAATCCCTGGACAGTACAAGATGGTGGAGGAGGCATCTCCGAAGCGACATCGGGTGGTAGACTAACTATTACCGATAATATAGGAACGAACCGAATCGCTTACGAGCGGTCAGAGGCTAAATTAGCCCGTCATGGTAATCTTGAAGTTGAAATGAGAGTAGAGATTGAGACCGGCGGATTATCTAGTTTTGATACCTTTGGCCTGCGTTTTGCGGATGGAGCTAAAGACATCGCAGCCTACATTAGAGATGTTGCTGGACAGTTAAAGGTGGGTCTCTATGATGGTTCTAGCGTAGTCCTGAGAAGCTCTGAAATCGACCTTAATAATGACGAAGAGTATGTTATTAAGATCGTTAAGACTAGAGATGAAGAATGCGCTTTATATGTGGACGGAGTTCTCCGAGACCAGGCTTCCTATGATTCCTTCAAGGACATAACCACAGATAAGAAGATTTATTTTGGTGGATTCACTGTTGCTTCCCAGTATGTGGCTAATATTGATTGGGTTCAATATGCTCTTCCTGGAGATGGTAGTCTAGCCAAAACCCCAGTGATTGAGTTGCTGGCTTCTATCAGTGGAGATGACCCTGCCTACTCAGTGTTTCTAAGTACTGATGGAGGTACAACCTGGTTTGAGGCTCCCGAACGAGAGTTCATAGAAATTGCGGATAAGACTAAATCGGGCGCAAGTCTTATAGCTAGAATAGCTCTCTCAACCATTAGTTCTACCCTGACAGATTTTGGTGTCTACTATAATAGAACCGACTTAGCTCAGGTAGAAGCTCTAGATGTTGGGCAGATTATCTATCGAAAAGTAGTTAGTAATTCTAGCCCCATTCCAACTGGAGCCACATATATTGAAGTTTCTGGTTCAGGTACCAGAGCTTTAGATGATGGCGCTACTGCTGGACAAATGCTAATCCTTACGGGAGAAACTGGAGGTGGTACTGCTATCACTATCCAGGCAGCAGGAACTAATGTTCAAATGCCGTCTGATGTTACTTTAAATGAATATGATTCCATTGGGTTTATTTGGAATGGAACCTACTGGGTTGAACTTCATAGATCTAATAATTAAGAGGGCTTAATATGGCAATTGTTAAAGGTTCGGGGCAAAATTTCAGTAAAAAGCCCACTAATATTGGCATTCCGGTTGTCACTCAGCCCAAGGAATTGATTACTGCTTTGGCATTAACCGGCAACGGAGATATGGACGAAAATACTCCAGAAACTCTATACTTTCACGTATTTGGAGGAGTGCCTGGAGACATACGTCTATATATCTATGGGGAAGAATTTAGTCCTTTCCACTATTCCGAGTTACCTCAGCATAATCATGGGCCGGGAAGTTACCAATCAAGTAACGTAAACTCGGGGTCAACCACGCATGCTCATGGAAATACTTTTTCCATTAATAACACTAACCTGTCTCATGGTCATAGTTACTCTATGGGATCAGACAGTCACAGACATAGAGTTTGGTCTATTCCCAACACCCCCACTGCTTTAGGTGTTCTTTTAAGTAGTGGTAGTCAGGGATGGTATGATGCTGCTCCTGGTAATGGTCATCAGTTGTTAGAAAATGATAGTCACTCTCATAGTTTGACTATTTACAATAACTTAGGGAACCATAGTCATGGTATTAGCGGTGGGATAACCAACAATAGTATTAATAGTCACCAACATGCTGTAAGTAGTGGTAGTTCTTCCAACACTGGTTTGGTTGGACCAGCAGCCTTAAACACAGTAGCCGTCAAAGACTATTTTGATGATTTGCAGATTGAGGTGGATGGTGTAGACCGTACAGCTACTCTTAAAACTCAAGCAGGCGTAGCTAAATTTGGTGACGGTACGGCTGGACATTCTATAGTGACCACAGGTATCGAGTTACAACTAGGTTCATTTATTTCCACTCCGGGACAACATAAGATTGTATTTAGTCTTGGTGGTTCTCAGAATGGTGGTAAATTGAGGTATAATCTTTATCTATTAGCGTAAGACAATGAATAAAGCAAAAGTAGAAGAACAATTAAAAATACTAGAAAATTTAGTTGAAGAAGATCTTTCTAATGGCCGTGCAGTTCAAAAACGACTTAGAGAGAAAATCACTAAAAAAGGTAAGTGTCCTCTAACTATAGTGGAAGAATTAAAAGACCTTAAGAAAGAGAGCTAATCCTATGATTGTGACTTGGCCGGTAGCCGTAGGAGTAGTGTGCTCTGTGGGCACCATCTGCTTGACAATTTTAAAAATTATTCAAATGAGAAAGCCAACTGTGGAGGAATCTCCTGTAACTAAGTGTGAAAAATTGCAGGATAGGCTTGCAGAAGTTGAGAAAAAGCTAGCTGTTCTACAGGCACATATGGAAGAGTGCCGGCGAGATAGAGAAGAATTTGGAGAACATCTAGAAAAAGTAAATGACCTATTAATTAAGATACTTACAGACCAGAGAGATTAAATTTTCCTACGACGAGGCCTCTTTTTAGTTTTAGGGAGGAATTATGGACCTTCTCAAAATCATTATAAAAATTATAACCAGTTTTTTCAAAAAAGATATTCCCGAACCTAAAGAGCCAGAAATCATAGAACTTGGTTATACCAACGAGGAGAGAGAAGTGAAGTGGGTAAAAAGCCCAAACTATAGCGTGAAGGCAGACAGAGAAATCTCTGCCATAATCTTACATCACACAGCCAGTTGGAACTTTGAGAACACTGTAACCTGGTTAGCTGACCCTGCTGCTAAAGCCTCTGCTCATTACGTGATTAGCCGAAAGGGTGAGATAGTCCAAATGGTACTGGATAAGCACAGAGCATGGCATGCTGGTGTCTCAGAACTTGACGGACGCAAGCACGTAAATAACTTCTCTATTGGTATCGAACTAATGGGAAATACGTGTGAGAAACCTCTGACAGAAGAACAGTGGAAGGCTATGGTGTGGTTAGTAAAGAAGTTGATGGCTGAATATGATATTCCAGCCCACCGAGTAGTAGACCACCGAAAGGTGTCCCCTGGACGCAAGGTAGACTTAGACCCTACTAACTTTGACTGGACTCAGTTCTATAAAGATATTGGGGCCATAGAATAAAAAAGGGAGCTAGAGATTAACCCTAGCCCCCTAAGTGTTGCGGAGATTGTTAGATTTATTCTCCGCACTATCCTCCGAACTCCTCTTTCAAGAAATCTCTTAAATCCTCGAAAGACTTAAATACCTCGTCACAGCACCCCCTAGCCCAAGCAGGCAAAGGAGCTGACTGAACGCAATAAACAGGTTTACCTGCCCTATAAGCGATAGTCATTTCGCTATGGGTACCTGCCCCACTCTTACATCCCTTATCCCATAAAACGATAACTGCATCCGTCTTATTTTGCACTAGGTCGCAATCGAAGTCTATGACTTTTCTCATATACCTGACGCCCCGTTCTACGTGCAGAGGGTCTTCTGAGTCGAGTAGGTCATACCAGTGAGTCATTCCCTCGGGAAGTCTTCCTGGCCGCAAGCCTTTAAGTTGTAACGGCTCTAATTTATAAGGATTTAAAACCGTGAATCCTAGTTCTTCCAGAAAGGGAGTAATGTCTTCCCTCCACTGAGCATCGTGAGGATTCTTACCCATACGGCCTGCTAAGTAAACTTTAGTTTTCATTACGTGTATCTAACCCCGTCTAAAAGGTGAAATAAAGATACATTAAGCCCATCTGGGATAACATACCCATTAGTTTAGCGACTAAGAATCCCAACCCACCGAACACTCCACACACAAAAGCGGTAACCGCTAAACCTGCCAATGATTTAATAGTCTTTTTCATTAATCCTCCTTAGATACGAACCGAGTTTTAAACAGAACCAAAATTAGGGCTACGGGCGGTAAAAACAAAGCCCAAAAGATGAGCCAGCCAATTGACCCTTTATATTTCAATTTAGATTCTTTCATTTCGTTCTCCTTTTTTACCCAATCTTCATCATAGTATTCGTCCAAAGCTGATTGAACCAAGGCATAATCCTCATCTGAGAAATAATAATTCCTCTTACATTTCAACCATACAAATAGAGAGCACCACCGATCTTCCTCTTCTGGGGCATTCGGATCAACTTCTATTTCTGAGTTATGTAGAAGGTTTATTAATTCCCGAGCTGTGAGTTTCTTGTTCATTTACACACCACCGACACTTGCATATAAATTCTGCCTACCTCTATGGGCGTAATATCCACAGATATCTTCTTAGGGGACACATACCCATTTTGTCTACAGGCTATAGTAGCCGATTTAACAATAGTAAAAGAGTCCATCTCTTTAAGGGCCATGTTTAGCCTTGCTTTTTCTGGGCCTGTCAGATTAACCTTAGTTTCATAACATCCAGCAAATCCTACAGAGATAGCTAGCAGCCCTAAAACCAGTAGCCTTTTCATTCTCCTAACCTCTCAGCCTCTTTCTTATTCATCTTATATAGAAATACATACAAAGGAACTAGTAGAGCGTCTAGAATAGCCCAGTGCCAGAATCCTTTGCTGGCCATTCCTATTGCTAGGCCGCCAAACATAATAGCCATAACCAGAAAGAAACGGCTAAAGAACGTAAATTGCTTTTTCACCTACCACCTCACGTATTAGTGTAATATAAACTCTTATTGGTTTCTATTCTTTTATCTGAGTTCTTAGCTAGGTGTCTCTTGTCCAAGAACTCTGAAAATTCCATTTTCTTAATCAGGTTGGGCTGATTGCACCAGCTAGCCAGGTCCACGTAGAAGGGGTTGTGTTCTGATTCCCAACACTTGATGTCCCGCATTAAGTACGGAAGACACTGTTTACTTCTCAAATACTCTACTCTTTTGACCACATTATCTAGGGGCATATCTGGATGACAGTAAACGAAGAACTTGAGTCTCCAGGGCTTTCGCCAGGAAAGGAGAGGTAGCTTTTGTTCTATTTGGGTTAGGTACCGCCAATCGTCAAAAGCAAAAATGTACTCTCCCAGATAGTTCATCTGAGACAGTAAATCAGAGTTCTCCTTATCTAACAACCTTATGTCTAATCCCTGATTAAACTGACACCGTATCTTCTTATCTACTAACTCTTTCAAGATGACCTTATGGTTAGGTAGAGCTAAGATATTGTTATCTAAGAACTTTACCTTCTTATGCTTAACGATACGGTCTACGTTATTGACGTGCCTAATGCCTCCCTCT